TTGGCTGGCAGAGTCCATCATGACCACCTCCTCCGATGCCAGCGCAGAACCGGCTGCCAACCCAATCGGGGAGGTTGACCTTTCTGGCCAGGCCCAGCTTGACCCTGGCGTATCTGCCGAACTGCCAGCCGCCTATGACGGCCAGGCAGGTGGACTGCTTTCTGCCGATGCCGATGCAGGGAAGCTTGCCCAGGCAATGCTGACAGCGGTGGCCACGGCCTACATCTCAGAAGTCCAGCAGCAGGACGCCAGCTCTGGTCTCTCGGCAATGGCATCATTCCTTGGCGAGCCGTCCCTGGAAACCAATGCAGAGCTCCTGGCCAGTGTAGTTGCTGCCATGGAGGCCGATGCCGTCAGGGATGTGGTTGCCGAGTATGTCTCATCTGTCCTGGGCTCCATCTCTGGTGAGGTCAACCTGATTGCCAACGGCGAGTTCTTTTCCGACGCCATTGCCTCTTTGTCTGGCAGCACCGAGATTGTCTTTGGCGTGACCTATGACGGGCAGGCAGCCGTTCAGCTGATTACTGAGGCCATCTACTTCTACTTCAAGCGAGTTGTCCTTGGTGGCGGGTTCAGGGCCTGATAATCGGATAGAATAGGACCGATATGTCGGTCACTATCTCCTATCCAACTGACAAGCAAACCCTGAAGGCCATTAAAGAGGCTGGATATACCCACCTTTCGCTCTGGTATGCAGACACTCCTGCTGGCCCCTGGAGCCTTGCCAGCCCTGTGACGGTCACCCCTGCGACCATCCAGCAGGCCATCGATGATGGCGTCGATACCATCGGCTTCTTCTGGGGCTCCGGCAACCACGCCATGTGGTTCAAGGTTGTGCCCTATGTCAGCTCGACCTACGCACCCCTGAACGACAGCAGGGCCTTCCATGGTGGAGGCGGGACCACTCTGGCTGTCCTGAGAAGGCAGGTTGGGGAGCTGACCAATGACATGGTGGCCACGGAGACCACGGCTTCAGGGACGACCAGTCAGCTCACGGCCTCGTCCATCGCCGTGCTCCGCTATCCTGACCGCCACTTTGAGGGGTTCTTCATCCGCAGGCTTGACACCGGGGAATCCTCCATCGTCCAGTCCTATACCAGGTCATCTGCCCAGCTGACGGTCTCTCCTGCCTTCCAGACGGCCGTACCGTCAGGTGCACCCATCGAGCTGACCAGGCGTTGGATGCCTGACGAGTACCGCTATGCCATCAACATGGCCATCTCGTCCTCGTATCCGGTCCTGAGCAGGACAATCACCAGGACCATGTACCACACCGGCGAGGGAGAGTTCTCCTACGAGGTCCCGGCAGACATCAGGGAGGTCGCAAGGGTCGAGATTGATGACTACGTGGGCTCCTACGGCAAGAATGCTGACATCCGCGATGGCCAGCCATGGAGGGAGATTCCGTTCGGTGTCGTGACTGATGGCCTGCTCAGGAAGCTGGAATTCAAGAGGCAGCTCCCCTATGTGGCAGGCCCACGCAGGCTCCGCATTACTGGCACAGGACCCCTCTCCCAGGTCTGGGAGGACAGCGACTGGGTTGACGTTGTCGAGCCCCAGACCAATCTCATTGTCGCCCTGGCTGCCCACTACCTCTACTCACTCCTTCCGCCAAGGTCTGCCTCCAGTGACAGGGAGTTCTATGAGTCAATGGCCAAGTACTACCTCTCCCTGTACTCGGAGATGAAGATGGCTTTCCGCTCTGGCCGCCCTCCGCGGCGCATCTGGACCCAGGAGCCTCGATGGAGGGCAGGAGGTGACCTGTGAGCGCTGCTCCGTGGGATATCAAGCTGACCGTGACCGGCGGCCAGGAGCATGGCTTCATGCTCGTCACTCCCCAGGGCCAGACCAAGCAGCTCTCCATTGAGGAGGTTGGCGGCCCTGATTCGCAGAGAATCTCTACTGAGGCCATTGCTACCCACCAGGACTTCAACCCTCAGCAGGACACGCCGTTTGCCCAGTCTTCGTGGCTGAGCGGTGCCGGGCAGCTTGAGTTTGACCTGAAGGACGATGCTGCCTACTGGTTCGGTGTCGGCGTGGTTACCCACGTCGATGGCAAGGGGTTCCTCGCCCCACCAGAGAATCCGCAGCAGAACCTTCCCTCCAGCGCTGGAGAGGCCATCACTGGATTCACAACCCATGTCGAGCAGTCCGGCCAAAGATGGGACTTCTGCTGGGCTGGCCCAAGGCTCTACCGCAGGGATGCCTCCAATGCATCGAATCCATGGGCGCTCGTCTGGACGCAGCCGCAGGGGGTGCCAATCACAAGCTTCGCCGTCTACGCTGGCCAGGGGGTCATCTGTGCCCCCACAGATACGAGCACAGTAGACTTCTGGCTCCAGGGCAACCTGGCTGCGGCCCCGACGTGGACTCCGTCTGGCATGGACCACACAGCCTTCAACACCGGAAAACCCAAGTTCATGTGCTCGGTGAGAAGCACCCTCTTCGCCGCCGTTGACACCAACAGAATCTTTTACACGGTCTCACCTGGGACCAATAGCTGGGCAGGGCCGATTGTCACTACGGTAGAGAGCATCAGCGTTCCTGCGGCGGGGGATGCAAGCTACCCCTTCACTGGCCTGATGGCTGCCAATGACTACCTCTACGCCTTCAAGGCCTCTGCTGGGTACAGCGTGGACTCTGCCCAGAACATCAACGAAATCTTCTGGCAGTGGAAGGACAAACCTGACCTCACCAACTTCCGCTACCTGGCCCCATCAATGGACCTCCTGCTCTTTTCTGTGAGCCCTGAGGTCTACGCCTATGACCCAGGCACTGGGGCCACGATGTCCCTGGGGCTCTCGAAAAGGGACGGCTTCTCCTGCGATGACATCCTTGGCGTGGCTGCTGACAACCAGTACGTCTACGTCCTGGCCAGGCTGTCTGTCAGGCCCCTGTACGCCCAGCCGATTGTGGCCCTCCTTCGGGGTGTTAGGGTCCAGGGTCGACGGTGGTCCCTTGAGTGCATCTGGGCAGACACCAGCCCATCTGGCAAGAGCTACGCCAACCTGTTTGCCAGCCCTGCAGGGACAGGGACAAGGCTGTACTGGGGCCTCAGTACTGGCGGAGGGACAAGGGTCTGCTCTATGGATATCCCTGGCATCTGGGATGAGAGCCTCGGCTATGCATTCGCCAAGGATGGCGTCCTCTACACAAGCATCACCAGGGCTGGCTTCCCTGGCTTCACCAAGAGGCACCTCTGGCTTGGCGTCTTTGCCGAGGGCGTGACCGGGGGCAACAGCATTACTGTCGACTACTCGACCGATGGGGGTTTGACATGGACAAATCTCGGGAATCCACCACATGGCATGAGCAGGATTGCCTATGCAAACGTCTACTCCCCAGCAATTGTCCTGAGGTTCAGGTTCTCAGGGGACGGGACGGGAACTGCTGTGCTGCGGAGCTTCGACCATCACCAGAGGGTCAGGTTCAGGTATCTGGAGCGTGTCACTGCCGCTGTGCGCGTTGAGGACTACCTTGAACTCAACAATGGGGTCAAAACCCTGCAGACCATGGAGGATGTTAAGAACTCACTTGAGGCCCTCCGCACAGAGGACAGGGCCATCCTCTATGAAGACTTCCTTGGCAACTCTTTCTATGTGACTGTAGACCAGATTTCCTACAGGCCAACGAGGCATGAGGACCCCTATGGCAAGGCGGCTCTTGAGGCAGTCATGGTCATGCACAGGGCGGAGGTAGGCTCATGAGTGCATCCCTGGCAAAGAGGGTGAAGGAACTTGAGGCAGCCATCGATGAAATCCTCGCTGGCAATGTCATCCAGCGCTCAGCCCTTGGCCCAGCGGCTGTCACCAAGAATATCCTTAAGGCCAAGAGCATCAATGCCTCGATGCTCGACGTATCGGAACTGGAAGCCGTCTCGACCAAAACTGGCCAGCTCAGCATCACCGGCAAGCTGACGGCAGGGTCTGGGGCCAGCATTCTGGTCGCAGACCCAAACAATGGCCTGTACCTCGGCAACTCGAATCCTGGCCTGGCACCCTTCTCCGTTGGTCTTGATGGGGCCCTGAAGTCCACGTCTGCCGATATCGAGGGGACTGTCAAGGCCAATACCCTGACCGCCAACGGCTCTGGGCAGATTGCTGGCTGGACCATCGACCCCAACAAGCTGAGCAGGGGCAACGTCGGGATTGGCGATTCCAGCGGCTACCGCATCTGGTCTGGCAATCTGTCAAGCCCATCCCTGGCATCATTCAGCGTCGACAATACAGGGAACCTCAAGTCTGAGAGTGGCCAGATTGCGGGGTGGAGCATCGAAGCCTCAAGGCTGGCCATGGACTCTGGCTCTGTTGGTATGGGCAGCAGCGGCGGCGTGCGCATCTGGGCTGGCTCTGGCACACCCGCCAGCGCTCCGTTCAGGGTTGAATCCAATGGGGCCATGACGGCAACCTCAGCGACGGTCAACGGGACTGTCAATGCCAGCAGCGGCTCATTCACAGGGACAGTCACGACCAGCAACCTGACGGCATCGGGCGGCAGTCTGTCAAGCCTCAGCATCAATGGAACCCTAACCATCAGCAGTGGGGCCATTGTCATCAGCAACGGCTACATCCAGGACAACCAGGGCTCTGTCTGGAACCAGTCAGGCATTACCCTGAAATCGACTGGTACATTCGGCGATGCCATCAGGTGGGTGTTTGGCGGGTCCACGACACCTATATTCTCAATCTTCACCTATGAGGTGAACCACGGCGGAGTATTGCACAGGGTTGCCTCCCTGTCTGTCCAGGATGACGGCTTTGCTCCTACCAAGAAGTATGGCGTCTACATCAGGCTGATTAACTCGGATGGCTCCTCTTACTTCAGGGTTGTTGACCCCGACTTCAATCCTGTCTTCATGGTTGCCTCTAACGGAGCTGTAGGCTTTAAGGCTGGCCCAGAAGGGATACAGACTGCTGGGCCTGGCTCTTACTTCAATATTGCGAACCCAAGCCAGCCTTCCGGCAAAATCAAAATCTTCAACGCAGATGGCAACCACGTAGGCTGGATTCCGGTGTATTCTAATATCTCGTGATGGGATTCACATATGAGGGAGTTCATCGAGTACGCACTCTGGCTCTGCGGTAAGTGGCACACAAATGGCCTTCACTCAATCACGAGGGAGGACATGGCCGAGCTTGAGCGGCTTGCTATCCAGGCCAAGATGAGCGGCGACGAGATGGCCTATGCCATCGTCGAATTCTCTGATGCACTTGAGGCCAAGGATAGCGACGCAGCCAACCGCAGGAAGCTTGAGGCACTCCAGCTTCTGAAGAGAAAGCGCGCGGAGATTTTAAATGACGCAGAATCCTCAATCAGAATTGAGGCAATCAGAGCCTCTAGGAGCAGTGCAAATGGCAGAAGTTGAATTGCTCTCTGACAGAGACATACTTATCAGGATTGACACGAAGCTTGAGGCGCTCGAGCCCAGAATTTCTGCCCTGGAAGTTGGACTGGCGGACACGAACAAGAGAATTACAGCCCTGGAGCTAGACTCTGTGAGGAGCAAGGGCTTCTTCGATGGTGCCAAGGCCATGTGGGGCTTCATTCTCTCCCTGCCCGTCGGACTTATTGGTCTGCTTGTTGGAAAGGGGGTCTGAGTATGGCAATCGTGAACGGCTGGCTGGACTGGGCTGAGCACCTCCCTGGCCCTGCAGACAAGGTCTACAGCAAGAGGAATGAGGGACTTGGCATCGTCTGCCATTCCATGGAGGGCTACGGCTACTACGGCATTCATGGCCGGATGATGAACACGAGCAGGAATTCTGACGGCACATACACCGCCTATGCCCAGGCCTCGTGGATGTTCAGCAACATGGTCGACGGCACATTCATCCAGCACTACCCGGTCTGGGCCAGCACATGGACATCGGGCAATGCCGCGGCCAACACCATGCTCTGGGGCGTCGAGTCTGAGGGCGTCGCAGGTAAGCCCCTGAACGAGAAGCAGGTCTCCAACATGCTCAGGCTGACGGCAGAGTGGGAAGCCTACACAGGGAAGAGGGCAACGAGGAGCCTGCCCCTGAGGAACATCTGGCAGCACAACGAGGTGTGGAACTGGTCCACACCGAACGCAGGGCCGACAGCATGCCCTAGCGGCCGCTACGACCCATTCTTTGCTCTACTGGAGGACGACATGACTGCAGAAGAACGCCAGCTCTTCAATGCCCTGGTCTCCATCTTTGGCGGCAGGGAGAAAATCCTGAAGGCACAGGAAGGTGGGATGGACTACCTGCTTGGCTACGCCCTTGAGCAGGCAGACCAGAGGGCCATCAGGGCCGAACTGGCAGACCTGAAGAACCAGGTAGAACGCATCGCAAAGGCGCTGGCTGAGCTGTCTGCAAGGGTTAGCTGAGTGTGATATACTGTCACCGGTATGAGTCCGGGAGGCAAGGGCCTGAAAGAACAGGCCATAGAGATGCTGCGGAGGGGGGCTACCTACAAGACCATCTGCTCCACCCTCGGCGTCAACTACAACACCATTCGGGTCTGGGCCTTCAGGGAGGGCCTGACCGCCAAGAGCAAGACGAAAACGCTCTACGGCTCTGGCAGCCGCGGCCCTGAGCATGGTGCCAAGCGTGGTGCCCCTGGGTATCAGACCCATCTCGTCATTCCCGATACCCAGTGCAAGCCCGGGGCCAACCTCGAATTCCTGCTCTGGATTGGAAGGTACATCGCAGACAGGAAGCCTGACGTGGTTGTGCATCTCGGTGACCACTGGGATATGCCCTCGCTCTCAGGCTACGAGAGGGCAGGCAGCAAATGGTTCGAGGGCCGGAGGGTCAAGGAGGACATCGAGGCAGGCAACGATGGCATGCGCCTGTTGATGAAGGGCATGGGGAGCTACAGGCCTAAGAGGATGGTCCTCCTGCGAGGAAACCACGAGGACAGGATAACGAGGGCTTGCAATAACGACCCCAGGCTTATCGGCCTCCTCGGTGAGCACCAGCTGCTCGACAGGAAGTTTGGCTGGGAGGTCGTCCCCTACCTGAAGCCCATCGAAATCGATGGCGTGACCTACTGCCACTACTTCTACAACCCAAGCAATGGCAAGCCCTACTCAGGCAATGTGGAGACCATGCTCCGCAATATCGGCTTCAGCTTCACCCAGGGTCACCAGCAGGGCCTTCGCTGGGGGCGCAGAGAGCTCCCCAACGGCAGGGTCCAGCTCGGGCTGGTTGCAGGGTCATGCTACCTGCACAACGAGCACTACAGAGGGCCACAGGCATCGGCAGAGTGGCGAGGCGTCGTGGTCAAGCATGAGGTCCACGATGGCAACTACGACCCGATGTTTGTCTCCCTTGACTACCTGAGGAGGAAATATGGCTAACCCGACACCGTTCCAGGGTGCCAAAGCTGTTGGTCTTGGCCTTGTTGAGAGGGCGAGGGCCTTCATCATCGCCTGCGCCATGGGGCCAGCAGAGGAAAGGGCAAAAGGCCGCCTGTTCGCAGAGCGGCTTGAAAAACTGCTGAAGGAGTTTGACGCATGAGCATCGCAAGCAAAACCGCCATCATCCGATTCGTCCGGGTCCTCGGCTACGGGGCCCTGAGCGCAGTGGCGCTCTCGGTCCTGGCCGACATTTCGGCCATCAATGACCCGATGGTCACGCCGCTCATCCCCGCGGTTACGGCCCTCCTGACGGCCATTGACAAGTACGCACGGGAGAAGCGGGCTGGCCTGTGAGGTCCTGCACAGCGGCCAGGCTGCCTGACGGGAAGTGGTGGCTCGCGTTCTCCGAGGGGGACTGCGAGCCACCCTTCCATGTCCTGATTGTCGAGCCAGAGGGGAACCCTGGAGGAGAAGCCCTTGCTGTCCTGGCAGGGAAGGCCGACCCTCCGCCGGTCTATGGCAAGAGGGTCAAGGGGCTTGGCCTGCCAATCGGCTTCAATGGGCCATGGAAGGTTTTCTACCGGCCAATAACCACATGGAATTATGTCCACCAGGGGGTCCGTCACGTGGCCTTTAATGCTCATGACCACTCAGGCTGCGTCTGGCTTCACCTTGGCTCAGGGACCATGATTTGCGGCCTGTGCTACGGGCCACCGCTCGGAGACTGGCACGGACTCTGGCTGACCAGAGAGGAGGTTGAGAGCCTTGGAGGAACGACCGTATCCCCACGACGTTGAGATTGGCGGCATCCACGAATTCCAGACCAGGAGAGGAGACTGGGAGGCCGTACATTGGTGGTGCAGGTTCGAGCATCTCGATGGAGGGAAATGGGCCTGCCACTACCTCGCTGGCCTCGACCCCGTGCCAGGGCTTTCAGGGACAGGGGACTCGCCTCGCGAAGCCTTCGAGTCCCTGATAAACCGCTGGTCTCTCGCAAACGGGGGCTACTCTGAGGCCCTCGCTGCCCTGCTCCCTGGCCTGAGGGCGATGTTCTCCGAGGACGGCCAGATGCTGAGGCCTGAACAGCTTGACACCGAGCCGACGGCTATGTGACAATGCTGGTGCAGGGCCGCAGATGTGGTCGCTGTGAACCTCCTAGTGTTGTGAGAGTGGGGCCGGGAAACCGGCCCCTCTCTCATTTCTGGTTAAGCCTGGCTACGGGGCTGAGCCTGCGGTGTGCTGCGATGGCCCTGGCCTGCTTCCGGCTCCTCGTGTACCTCCTGAGCATGGCATCGGATTTCCACCCTGCGATGGTCATGAGGTCTTCTGGCCTTGCGGTCTCGTCCTCAAGGAAGTGGGTCGCGAAGGTGTGCCTCAGGTCGTGGGGTGTGATGCTGCCCCTGGTCTTGCCCTCGAAGACCGATTGGACAATCTGCCTGAGCCCGCTGGTTGTGAGTGGCCTGCCAGCCGCCGGGCCCCTCTGGGCAGTGAAGAGGTGCTCTGCATCCTGATGGGGCCTCTTCCTCAGCCACCGCCTGAGCCTGAGCCCTGTCTGGTTCGAGAAGGGGACAACCCTGATTTCTGCGTTCTTGGTCTTCCTGATGAGGATGACCTGTTCGTCCCAGTCGATGTCATCGACCCTGAGGCCGACCAGCTCGTTGGCCCTCATGCCGGTGTCGTAGAGGAGGCTGATGATGGCTGCCTCCCTGTACTGCCGGGTGCTGTCCAGCTCGCTCAGGACCCTGGCCATGACCTCTGCCGGGACGATGTCCTTTTCTGTCTCCGGGACCTTCGGCTTGCGGACCTTGGCCATGGGGTCCTCTGCGATTTCGTCTTCTTCGAGGAGCCAGCGGTAGAAGGCCTTGAGGCCTGAGTAGAGGTGGGCCACGGTGGCCGGTGCGAGCCTCTTGGAGAGTTCTGCGAGCCAGCCTTCGATGTCGTGCCTCTTGGCCTGAAGGGGGTCTCGGCCGTACCATTCTAGGAAGGCCCGAGGTGACCCGAGGTACTGATTGATGGTGTGCTGCGACTTCCCCGCTGCCCTCAGCGAGTACTCGAATGAGCGCATTACATCGTCGAATTTAGCCCTGGTCATCTGCTCTTTCCTCCTGACCGTCACGGTTCTGTGTCCAAGGGTTCCGGCGGTTTTGGAGGTTAGGCGTAAGGGCTGAATCTGTCAAGGGAGTTTGGGTCACAAGAATGTGGCAGGGTAGCTCAGCCGGTCAGAGCGCACGACTCATAATCACAGGTCAGCTACTGAAGGACACAGGACATCGCCGAATTTGAGACGGGCACCGGCAAGGCCGAATCTGGCTGAGCATTATTCCGCTCTTTCGCTTCGAATTATTCCGCTCATGGGCCAGACGGCAGAAGACCCCGGGCTGCTCCACGGGGTCACCACTATTCCTGACCTGCTATCCGGCTTAAGGTGTTGAGGAAGTATTCCTCAAGGCTCCTTAGTTCCTGCTCGCTTATCTCTAGCTCGTCACCGAATACCCTCTCGGCGAAGTTGTGGATGAAGAGCATGGCATGAGCCACTGCGTCTCCGATTGCCTCAGGATTTGGCTCCTCCTTCCTGAGTTCGTACCAAAGGAACCCCTTTCTGGCAAGAGAGCCTGAGATGGCCCATGTGCTCCGTCTCATCGCGTCTTCCCGTAGCAATCAGGACATGATGCCCAGTACTTCGGAGACTCGACCCAGACCCAACGGTCACCCTCCAGAACCCTGTGCCTGGCCCTCACCAGCATCTTGTCGTTGCATGTCTTGCAGGTAATCTCCGAACCGGCTTCTTGCTGCACTTGCGAAGACCTCATCTGAGATTCCAATGATTTCCCTCCCTGCATTCTTGGCCGCTGACTCCTTCCAGATGATGACTCTGCCGAACCTGAAAGCGCCAATGAAAGACGGGAACCCAATAGCCATTGTCAGGCCATCGAATGCACTGTCTGCGACGTAGATTTCCCTGGTGCCATCATCTGTTTTCTGGGCAGACACGATGCAGCCCTCAAGGAGCATATTCCATGGAATGAAGATGACGTTGATGCCATCTACTTCGATTGGGTAACCAATCATCCTGGAGACCGTCTTTGCGACCGTAGCCTTAGCTACGTCATCTATGGCCTGGTTCTCAATGTATTGATTCATCAGCCAGAATATGGCCTTGGCGTACTCCATCAGGAGGTTCCTCGCCATCTCCAGAGAAACATCTGCCCAGTAGATGTCAGAGAACTGGTTTGGCTCCTTACCCTTCTTCTTCCTGCTCACCCGATGACTCCTTCGCAGCAGGCGAACTTGTGCCCGCAGGTCTTGCAGATGGCGTCCTTTCTGCCCTCAATGCCGAAGACGGTCTGGCCGCACTGAGGGCATTCAAGGGCATCTACGGGGCCGACGGTGACACGCCGCGCCACGGGGGGCTCCTCTCCACGAAGCTCGCGGATAACCCTGGCGATATCCGGTGCCTCGTAGAGCGGGCTCTTGATGAGCTTCCCGTCTGCCCTCTTGCTGTGGCCTGGCCCGAACTTGGTCATGTTGGACCTGTGGACCTCCTCCATCAGGGGACCCGGGTCAAGGCCGAAGGTAAGGAAGGAGCCGATGACCACGTAGAGAATGTCGGTGAGAGCATCGGCCACTGCCACGAGGTCTGCGTCTGCGATGGCCTGCAGGTACTCCTCAAGTTCCTCTTTGATGAGGTTGTAGCGGAGGCTCTGCTCCTTGAAGGGGATATCGATGGTTGGCTCTTTCCTTACCGGATGACCGGCTGCCTGGTGGAATTCGGCCACCATCTTGACCCACTTATTCTTTGATGATTGCATGAATGGCCCCCCTTGCAATGCTTGATGCGAACCCGTACCTGTAGAGTCTCTCGGCATCAGGAGTGCTGACCTTTGGTTGATTGGCGAAGTGCTGAGCCAGCCTTGCTCCAAACTCGACGAGGTCCAATAGCCTGCCCCTGTCGTCATCCCTGATGATTTCCGTGGCTGACCTCTCTACGACTCCCATTGCCCTTAGTACCGATGGATACTTGCCTCCGACAAGGCAATCTGTCATGGGGCAAGAGAAGCAGTCGTGCCAGAACCTGCACCCGAGTTCATTTGCAATTGCCGGTTTGCTTACCGGACGCTTCCTGCTGAGGTCGACCCTGTCCATCAGCTTCATGAGCTTCTTGGTCCACCTCTTCTGCTTCAGGCTGAGTTCCGCGTCCGTGCTCGCCAGTCTGGCTGCTGTCGAACTGAGTACCGACATCCAGGTATGTCCTCCCTCCAAGGTCTGCAACGCGAACTACTGCGTCTTCGCCGTCATCTGCCGCCACCCTCACCAAAAGAAGCAAGGCCCCTATGACAGCAAGGACGAGGTAGGCGATGGTTCCTGCCCACAGGTATCCCCTGCCTTCCCTACGCATTGGCAGCCTCCTCTTCGAGGGCGATGAGGAGCAGCAGGGAAATGACCGCGATATCGAGGCAGGTATCGGTCAGCTTCTCGTCGGCAACGCTGACCTCGCCGCCCTTCGAAAGGACCGAAGAGATGCGGATGACCTTCTCGCAGAGGCGGGCAAAGATGCCGACATGCGGTGCGATGCCAGCCAGCCAAGCAGACGTCCTGTAGTTGAAGAGGATATCGCCGCTCGAGCCTGTGTAATCGGACCGCTTTGCGGCATGCAGCTCTGCCATCCTGCTGAGGAGCTGCTCAAACCGGGACTGCTCCTTGATGCTGGCAACAAGCAGGGGGAACTGCTCAACCCTCTCTTGCCATTCAGTTGTCTCGTAGACCATCCGCTTGCCAAGGGGCACCACGACGGATGGGTCTGCAAGAATCTGGTCAAGGGTGAAGACCGGGATGCTGAGGTGCTCAGCGATGGCCTGCTCAAGCCTTGAGCCAGGGGAGCCCTCGTGGCCAGGCAGAAGGGCAACAGCGTCGCTGCGGTGGAGCCTTATGGCATCCCATGCCACGTGCTGGGCAAGGTCTCCGCTGGGGTTTGTGGCCGGGTTCTCCACATCGAATCCTGCCCCCCTGAGCTTCCGTTCTGCCTCGAAGAAGGCAGGGAAGTTCAGCTTCTTGTGGCCACGCATGGGGCCAGAGATGAAGACGACTGGCTTACGGCTGCTGCTCAACTTCCAACTCCTGAACCTGTTCGTCGAGTTCGTCAAGGACCTTCTGGAAGTCCTCAGAGAGGTCAACCTCGCGGCAGATGAAGATGCGCCGCGGGGTTCCCCTGCCAAAGTGGGCAAAGATGGCCACATAGGCGGGGAGGTCTGGGCAAATCCGGGCGTTAATCTTGGCCTGGTCAAAGGCCTTGAGGAGCCACCCTGGGACGTCAGTGCGGCTCTTCACCTCGAAGGTGCCCCGCTCTGCCACGACATCAGGCTGGGCAACTCCGCGCGCCCCGGACCTTTTCCCTTTGACCCATGCGGCCAGCGAAAGCTCAGCCTTTTTCCACCGCATGCGTCAGTCCTCCGTCCGGTACTTGCAGTACCAGCGAACCTCGCCGCTCTTCATCACTGCTGGCCTGTCCTTGGTCCACTCCTTCTTCTCAGGAGCGAAGGCTGAGCACTCCTTGCCCTTACCGTTGAAGGCGGGGCGCAGGTTGTCTGTCCCGTGAACGGGGCAGCTGGCAGCCTTCTGGGTGTTGCTGGAAGCGACGGGCTGGCCTGGCATGGGCCGAAGGCCGACCAGTTCGATGATGGTCCTGATGGCCTGTGAGAGGTCTGGGCCGTACTCAGACCGGTCGATGTTAAGGGTGAGACGTGCCTCATACTCACCAGCTACAGTCCCAAGGACACCAGTAATCTCGATGACGTCATATGGCCGCTGAGGGGCCTGCTGCCCGGTCTCCACCAAGTCCCCCTGCTTTTCGATGGATGGCTGCTCCGTCTTGGCCGCAGAGGCCTTCTGGGCCTGAAGAGCCTTGACGACCTCGTCCGCCGTCTCCTGTGTGAGTCTTGCCGCCATTAGCGTCGTACCTCCCTGAGGGTTTCTGCTCTGCATGCCTGGACGAGGCTGCAGTAGTCGCATGGGTTGAATGTGCCTGTCAGGGAGGCGTTTGGCTCCCTGCCAAGCGAGGCTGGATGGAGCCTGACGAACCGAAGCTCAGAGGTGAGCCAGAGTGGAGCTGGTGCCCTGCCATCCTCAACATCCTCTGATGCCTGCTCCCAGGTGGGCAGAAGGACATCCTCGACAAAGCCGGGGTTGTAGGCGACAACCTCGGTATAGAAGGCAAGGGAGCCATTGCCCTGCTCTCCAAGGTAGGGGTCATCCTCCATGGCCTTAATGTGGTCCTTGGCAATCACCAGATAGAGGGCCTGATGAATGCCAGAGGCGTACATCTCGGCCTGCATCTGGGCGTAATGATGGGGCTGTGCCTTAAGGACACCAGAAAAGGGGAGCTCGGGGAAGCCACGCCGGACCCAGACCAGCTCCCTCCCCCTGCGTTCCCGGCCTGACTTCTTGTAGCCAGCCGTCTTGATGGAGAGCATGGCTGGGCCTGAGCCATCGAGGTCGGAGATTATGCCATCGGTGTAGCTGTGCCAAGGGCCAGCGACTACATCGCTCTGCCCTGAGGTCACCTCAAGCCCTACGCGCCTGAGGGTGGCAATGCCGACGCATTCAAGAAGGTGTCCGGTCAGGAAGGTCATCCTTGATGCCCCGGTGACCGGCTCTTCCTCGTAGCCGAGGGCTTTAAGGCCAGCGGAGCGGACGCATCCGCCAGCCTTGCTCATGCCGAACTTTCCGTGGTTGGTGTGCTCCTCGCCGAGCTCGTCGAGCTTGGTTCTGACGAGGAGAGACAGGTCCTCAAGGAAGGCCTGCCACTCAGGGTCGTCGTGGCGGCCGTTGTGGTCACGGTGCCACTGCTCCATCTTCCTAGCTAGCGGATGGCCATGCATGGACCACCTCCGTCTTTTCTTCGGGCATTCTACCACCATGGGGTGCCCTGTAGTCAATGACCTGCCAGCTCTTATCGACATCCCAGATGAGCTGGAGGCTGGGGAGATGGAGGACCCAGCCGTGCTGGTTGGCCTCGATGACCAGGCTCTCGCCGGGCTCCATGGCAGCCATGATGGACCTGATGAGGGTGTCTGCGCCCACGCCTTCCTCCTGTCGCTGAGATGACGCAATCCTACCAGCTGCTGCCCTAAGGGCAAAGCCCTAGTGGCACCGAACATCCGTTCTATTGCAAATGGTGTGTGACCATGTGCATACTCCGTGCATACCACTGGACACCGGTGGATGGAGGAGACGCCATGGTCATCGTCGTTGACAGAAGAGGACAGAGCGAGTCTGCCAAGAAGACTGGAGCCAAGCTCAAGGAGTACAGGGAGAAGCTTGGCCTGACCCAGTACGAGGCCGAAAAGCTCTCCGGCGTCAGGAGGGAGTACATCGGCTCCATCGAGACTGGCCGCATTGCCATCATCTACCCTGAGCCCTTCAATGCTCTCCACAGGGCCTACGGCTTTCCTGGCTGGGAAATCCTGGAGTCCATGGGCTACGAGACGGATGTCGACAAGGCCAGCGGCTACAGCAGGGACGTCCTGAAGGCTGCGTCCCTGCTGGCCTCCCTGCCGCCTGAGGACAGGGCTGTCGTCGATGGGCTCATCGACACCCTGCGGAAGAAGAGGGTGGCTGCCGCAGGCTAGCAGTCACCCTCCCTCACGCCATACCTCCCAAGCATGCCGCGGATGGTTGCGTCGATGTCCCTCCGTGGCAGCGAAGGGGCCAGGTGGGCCTCGGCCCAGAGCCTGGCCAGCTCCTCGACAACGCCCTCATCGGGCAGGTAGTGCCTCAGATAACCAACGGCCCTCGCAAGGGATGTGGCCCTCTCCCCCTCGACGTGCGTCTCGGCAAAGAAAGAAGCCCAGTCAGTCTGCCCCAGCGATTTCCCGTCACGATAGGCCTGCCTGACCTGCCTGCTGATACCTGCGTCCTCAAGGGCCCTGATGATAGTCCCAACGTCGACCGTCGGAATACCCTCCTGAACCCAGCAGTACCTTCGCCCTGACTGGTGGATGCTCGGCGGAGCAACCACGTAGCCGCCGTTTGCCTTCAGGTGGTGGGTTGCCCCATGCCCATCCCTCAGGGCGATGGTTGGGCCTGGGTCACCGGTATGCCTTGCATAGAGGTGAACTCCGCGGCCAGTAGTGACGACACCAAGTGAGGCTAGAACTGGAGATATGGCGATGGCCTCCTTGAATGCCTCCACGCTGTCGAGGTCGACGACGTACAGGTTGCCACTGACGTATCCAGTGACGATACCGAGGTTCGGGGGCTCCCTCCTGTCGAACCAGCCAATGACCTCCTCCCTTGATGGGAGCCTGGCCTGGTACTGGGCCCATGGGATGATTGGTTTCTTGGAGCCATGAGATACAGGAATGACAGAGATGCCATCCTCAAGGTAGGAGATGGCAGCTGAAAGGATGTCATTTCCCCCTGAAGAACTCGGCGATGGCCCTTGCTGCTGCATCGGTGTCGAGGTCGTAGCCGAGGGGTACCTGATTTGCCAGCTCAAGCTCATTGATGCGGTCCTTGCTGCCAAGAATAAGGGCAACCACCCTCGTGCCAGGCCTGCTGTGCATGGCGCTGCCTGCATTCTCAAGCATGGCCCCGGGGTCATCACCAAACCTGCCGTCGGTGATGACGACGACCAGACGCGGTCTGCCCGGGTAGAGTTTACTGAGGGCGCTGGCCATAGAGCCGATGGCCGAGTAGCCGAAGGTGCCGCCATTGGCAGACGGTGCCACGGCCTTGCCGTCCATGAACTCAATGTCCGTGATGTTGGATGAGAAGGCTGAGACCTTCACGGCGTAGGCCCGTTCCCTGTGGGTCGCCTGCCAGAGGGCATGACCAAGGCTGAGGGCGTCCTTGAGGTGGGTCATCATCGAGCCCGAAGAATCGATGAGGATGCCGACGGCCCCTCCCCTGACAAGTCTATCCTCTGGCAGCCTAAAGACGGCATCGCTGCCTACGGCCAGCCTGTGGAGCCTGCGGCCGTCCAGCTTACCTGAGTAGTGCCCGCCAGTGCTGTAAGCCTTGTGGTTCTCCCTTGAGAGAATGAGGCGGCGGAACATGTCCGCGAGCTCAGGCATTGGCTTCAGTTCGAAATCGCGCTGTATCCCAGCGAACCTCTCCGTGCCCCCGAAGTAGGGGGTGCCAGTGATGCCAAGCTCTTTTCTCAGCTCTCCCTCGTACTGGGCAATCTGGGTATTGGCGGAGAGAATCCATTCGAGGTTGTGCCTGTGAGTCCTGCTTTTCTCCATGACAGTGATTGGGCAGGACGCAATCCTGAATGAATGCTGGTTGCAGAAGAAAGGCCTTGCCTCCTTCACGCCCTGCAGGACGTTGTACTCAGGAGGGATGTACTTCCTGAAGTCCTCCTCGGTGTACCGCTCTTCGCCAAGAATCTGGCGCTCCGTCAGGGGGGACATTGACTTCCTGTAGTGCAGCCAGTCGTCCTCGAGCGCAAGTTGACCAATGAGGGCGAGGAGCATAACTGAGAGTTCCCTGCGCTCCTTGGGTGAGAGATTGTGGATGTGGTCCTTTGCCCAGCGCACGAGCTCAGAAGCAGACATGATGTGCCGATGGCCACAGACATCGATACCGCTGAGGGTTGGAGCAGAGACCTCGATAGTGTCGTCCCCGAGGATGGTGTCTGCGTACAGGGTGATAGCCACCTTGCAGTACTGCTCAACGGCACCACAGGCACAGTGCTTCCCGGTGACGTGGTCCAGCATAGCCCTTCGCGATGAAACCGGAGGGCATGCCCACCGGTAGAGGTTCGGCAGTACCTCAGTGAATCCTGGGACTCTGCCGCTTCTCGCGAGGCGGTCGTTGATGTACAGGTCCTCTACGACGTTCCAGATTGGGAGGAAGGCGTTGTGGGTTTTCGTGGGTTTGGCGATGGCCACGGGCTGGCCATCGCCGAACGTGAACATCGCATGGGCCAGCTCATGGCACATTGCCCCAATGGCAACGGCGACATTGTGTCTGGTGACGGCGTAGTTATCCAGACTCTGGCTGGCATCCTCAAAGAAGAGGACGGACGGCGAGATGTTGATGATGGGTCTGCCCCTGCTGTCCACGTACGTGTAGCACTCCCCATCAGAGGACCACTGGAAGGAGGCCATAGGGTAGATGGAGATGACTGCAGAAGCCATGTGCTTGCCTGCCTCAAGGAGCAGGGCTGGCACACTCTTCGAGGGGTGCTCACTGGCCAGCGCTGAGAGCCTGAGGTAGAGGGCGTTGATGGCTGCGCTGTAATCCGACGGAGACTGGGATGGCGGCTTCCTGTACTCAGCCATCGTAGACCCCCTGAACAGGGTGGATTTTCAGGTCAGGCCATGCGAGGTGGCAGGCAGAGAGCAGCTCGCGGATGTTAACCCTGCGGCCGACGGTGAAGAGCAGGGCGTACCATGGGCTGGCCCCATTGAGCACCATGTCTGCCCAGGCCCTCATGGCCCTGAGGCTGATTGGATGGCTCCCCCTCAGGTTGCTGACGAGGCGGCACAGGCTGTTTGCCATGGCCGGGTCGATGCCCTGCTCAACGAGGAGGGCCACCTCGTTCGAGGGGTAGGTGAGCCTGACCCCCTCGCTGAAGCGGTCATCGATGGCTGCATCGAGTTCGTCGGTGCCCACGTATTCGAGGCCTTCGTTGAGGGTGGCGAAGAACACCACACCCTCGGCCACGGCTGCGCCGTCGAGGTTCCTGCGGTCGTCGAGCATTGGCAGGAGTGCATTGAGGGTCTTGAGGGAAAACCCCCTGTTCAGCTCGTCGAGGACAACCACGCAGTAGGGCACCTGGATGGCATGCCAGAGGTCAGAGTGGACCCAGACGGTCGTGCCCTCCTTTGCCTCCCAGTGGCCGAGAACCTCGGACGGCTCTGCGAGGGACCCAACGTTGAGGACGTACAGGGGCCTGCGGAACCGGGCCGCAAACTGGATGCCGTAGCTGGTCTTCCCTGCCCCGGCTGGTCCGTGGATGGCGATATTGCGCGGCCTGCCATCCTTTCGGCTTCGCTTGTCGAGCAGGGCAGAGTACTCGGGGATGGGGTCGACATAGAGTGGGTCCCTCGCCGGGACGGGGAACCGACCATTGGCCGACTGCGCCGACCGGTACTCGTCCAGCAGCCGCCTCAGCTCTGCGATGGGCCTGTCTGCCAGCTCTTCAGGTGTCATGCCTGAGATGGTGGAGAGTTCCTCGATGATTTCCTGCTTCACTGTGCGCCCCCTAGCTTGCTTTGAGAATAGGCCTGAGTCCGATATTGTCCCTCTGGTGCGGCACACCGGGGCCTGGCTCAAGACGGGAGACCCCGTCGCTGTCGTAGATGTCGAGAAGGTAGGGCTGGTGCTGGCCATTGCCCCAGCAGATTGGCCAGCTCGTCCTGAGCGCCTTGCGGGTGACCCTGATGGGAGACCTGCAGATGGGGCACTCCGCCTTCATTGCCCACGTCCTGGCCTTAGGAATCTCAGCGATGGGCCTTGCATGGGGCCTTCGGCCAAGGGCCTCGATGATGGCAGCCACCTGCTCCTCAAGGCCTAGGCTGAACGTCGGGAGCCACTGGCCCCGCTCAAAGATAAGCCCGGCCTCTGTTGCGAACTTGTGGGCCTTGGTGCCCGGGGAGAAGAAGAGCCGGTCGTTCTTCCCGTCGCAGAGTGCCTGCTCGATGAGCAGGCGGGCGAACACCCGGGCAACCGTCACCTCATCATCAACGGTTGGGTCGATGTAGAACTGGGGCTTTCCATCGGCCGTATGCTCGGGGCGGAGGTAGAGGCCGAGGGCCTGATTCCTCCGACGCCCGGGGGCAAGGCCGATGTGGGTACTCGTCTCAGGGCGGAACTGGAGCCCAAGCAGTGGTGCCAGCTCGATGGCCAGGTCCCTGTCCCATCGTTCAGCCAGCTCGTTCATCTGCTGCCCTCCTGAACCAGCGCTCCGCAATGAGCCTGAGAATGACGGACGAGGCGAAGGAGTCGCCTTCGACGACATGATTGGCACTGCTGTCGATGTCGGAGATGGCATCGACAACAGATGCCCATGACCAGTTAGTGGCAGGGCAGTAGGCCGAACCGTCGGCGAACACCCAGAGGACATCAACCGAGGGTGAGCCGTCTGGGGCAATTTCCCAGACTGAGGCCACAGGCTTCGGGGTATCGCTCACTGCGCCGCCATTGGAGATGGCAAACCAACGGTCGGAGGCCACCGGACTGGCCGAGGCGAGGGCCACCAGCTGGGCCCCGGTGTCCCCCTCGGCGATGGCCCTGAGCAGGCCACGGCCGATGGCCCGGGACACGAGGGCTTGGAGACAGGCCGGGTCTGCCGCTGCGTTGATTGCCAAACGGGAGGAGCCGTTCTCAAGGTTGGCCACCACCCGGGCAAAGCTGCGGACACTGCGAAGGCAGCGGCCAAGGGTGAGGATGGGGTCGTCACTGTGGCCGAGGGAGCCAGTGATGGCCTCAGCCAGAGCCGATGCCACCGGGGCTACCCAGCTCACGTTCAGAACGTCATTCACAAGGCTGAGGACTTCGTCTGCGGATGTCGTGCTTGCCTGCATTTCTGCTCTCCTTGGGTTAGGTGGTAGCGTATGCTTGCCCGGGGTCACCGTCAAGGCCTGAAGTTGAGGTAGTACCTGCTCGGCGTAGGCCCAGTCTGCCCGGTGTACTTGCCGATGTAGGGCTTGCTGGCGGGGCTCTGCATCCTGACCAGAGACAGCTGGCAGATGGGCATGCCGGGGTAGAGCAGGATTGGGAGGACGTTGACGTTGGCCAGCTCAAGCGTCAGCTGCCCGGAGAAGCCGGGGTCAACGTAGCCAGCGGTCGAGTGGACCATCAGGCCGAGGCGGCCGAGCGAGGACTTGCCTTCGATGCGCCCCACGAGGTCACAGGAGGCGATGGAGACCCGCTCGATGGTGCACCCGAGGGCAAACTCCCCGGGGTGAAGCACGAAGGGCTCATCGAAGGTGGCAGTGACCTGCTCGGTCAGCTCCGGCTGCTCTTCCCTTGGGTCAATGTGGGTTACCCGGGAATTCCTGAAGGCCCGGAAGGCGCCGTCGAGTCTGAGGTCGACCCCTGCAGGCTGCAGGAGCCGCTCTTCAAAGGGGCTGATAAACAGGGCCCCGCCAGAGATAGCCTGCCTGATGTCGACGTCTGAGAGAATCATGCCGCAGCCTCCATGCATGCATCGCCGACCATCCGCATGACAGTGTCAACGGCGAGGTCGGCCCTGCCCCTGAGGATTGCCTGAGACAGGGTGTAGAGGTGCTCGGCCCAGCGCATGGTGAGGTTGCGCTTGGTGTCGAGGTCGTCGCCCTTTGTGCTCCCGAGCGCCTGCAGTGGGCCAGCAAACTCAGGGAACTCTGGGAAGGCGTCGGCCAGCCGCTCAAGCTGCACCCTGCCAAGGCGTGGGTGCATGGTCGAGCGGTGAGCCGTGGCAGCAGTGATGGCATCGAGGAGCGGAGCCACCCTGGCCTCGGCTACAGGGCCTGAGGGCGTGGCGAACACCATGGTGTCGCCGTCACTGGTGACCGTGAACCCGTCGTACTCAGCCCTCAGCATCGGCCACCCCCTGAACGTCCATGTCCTCAAGCTCAAGGAGGGCGTAATGCATGAGGGCCCTGCCCAAGGTGTAGTCGAAGGCTGAGCCGTCTGGGTAGATGTCGGCCCTCGGAATTCTGCCTGGGCCGTAGACCGTGGCCCTAGGCTTCGGGGCATCGACCAGCCCGTAGAAGCTGGCGTAGGCCCGGTCCGCGGCGAGGGGGGAACCGGCGGCCATGATGGCGTAGATGGCCCCAGTGTCGCCGCGCTCCAGCTCGTCTGTGAGGCCGTGCTCGCAGGCTGAGCGGGCGATGTCCTCTGGGCCGCCGCCGTACCAGACAATGGGGGCCTGGCCGATGTCCACGGCGGAGATGAGGGAGTTGAGCAGTTCGTAGTCTGGCATTGTTCTCCTCCTTGGGGCTTGGGGCCCGGGGCAGTGAGCCCCGGGCCGGGGCTGACTGGTTAGGTGCTGGCATTCTCCTTGAGGGCCCGCTGCCGCAGCTCCTCGAACCATTCGAGGACGTGCCGCGGAGCGTCTGGGTGCCCGGTGACCGGCTCATCAGGGGCGAACGGGTAGGTCCAGAGCCAGTAGGTGCCGCCCTCGGTGGAGCACTCGATGGTCGCTGAGCCGTCCCCGTAGACCCAGAGGTCATAGCGGCGGCGGCCATCCACAACGGTGTCGCTCGCGAGATTGTCGGGGAATCGCGCATGCCCCAGCTCGACATCCCGGGCTATGCATGGCCCAATGGTCGAGCCGTCGCTGCGGGTATATGGTGTCAGGTAGCGGCTCAACGCATCGCGCAAGTACCTGCGCAGCGTCCTGTAGTCCCCCTCCGTTCCCGGCGTGTATCCGAGTTCATCCATCCACCGGTGGGCTGCTATATCGGCGATGGTTTCGGCAGCCTGCCAGTGCAGGCCTGGGCTTATCTTCTCAAGCAGCCCGGAGGCAATGGTCCACGTGTCCTGCAGCACTTCTGTATCCATGGTGCTCCTCGTCACGGTTAGCTTCTGGCCTTGGGTTTGGCCCACTTCCGGACCCGCTGGAAGCGGTCAAGAACTTCCCACGGGACCCCCTCGAAGAATCGCAGGTCTTCGTCCGGGGCCACAGGGTAGCTCCAGTACTGGTTCTCCGGCCTGCCCTTCTCGGTGCACTCCACGGTGGCCGAGCCGTCTGGCCAAACTTTCAGCCAGTAGGCGTAGCCGTCGTTGACTGCCCAGCTTCTGGCCGAGGGCTTCTGCGCCAGAACGTAGCCCGCCTCGACATCCCGGGCTACGCAGGGGCCGATAGGTGTGCCGTCAAGGTGGCGAACAGTCGGCCGGATGTACTCTTCAGCCTCCTCCTCCACGAGCCTATGGAGGTCTTCGAGGCCGCCATCGCTGATGCGGCCGTAGTCGTGGCTGCTCCACCAGCGGTTGGAAGCCCGAGAGGCGACCTCTTCGATGGCCTCGTTGTTGGTGATGACCCCGGCGCTGTCGTAGCTGCCGAGGTAGCGGCGGGCCTCTTTGAGGACATCGGTAAAGCTGTTGAGGGTGGTAGTCATTGCTTTCCTCCTAGTAGTTGTCTGCCCCGCCCCCGGGGCTAGCGCCACTATCGCACAACCCCGGGGCAATGGTCTAATCGAACCTCTCTATTTACCAGATAGGCCGGGCCTATTGTGGGTCAGCACGAGACGGGCCAGAGTGAGGCGGAACTCACGGGTTACCGATGCCCTGAAGAACAGGGGCTCGATACCGTCAGGGTAGACCGTGCGGATGAGCACGGCCTGCCGCCCCGGGTGCCTGATGACCAGCTGGCCCACCTGCCAGAGGAACTCGTAGAGAGCCCCAAGGTCACCAGCCGTGACGGTTACCCTACAGGCAGGTCGTAGACCGAGGGAAACGGCGAGGCGGAGAAGGTGCCCTCTGGTGCGAGTCCTCCGGCTGGCTGGCATGGCTGACCACCTAGGCGTTGTGGGCGAGGGTGTACAGGGTCTCCCCACCCTTGGCCGGTGCGGTGGTGAACTGGGCCTCGGGCCCGAGGCCGAGGATTTCCCGGACCATGGCGAGGGCCTGCTGGTCAGGGTCGACCGAGTAGTCGCGGTGCCTGGTGATGGTCCGGTCGTTGGCGGTAACCCGGATGCGGGCCCCGCGATGGGTGGTGGGCCCGAGATACTTAGCCCAAGCGATGCCCAGAGTGACGGTGTCCATTGTTGATGCCTCCTAGTGTTGTGCTTTCCCCGGGGCGGGCACTGCCCGCCCCATTGGTTGCCCCTGATACTCAGGCCTCGACTGTGGCCCCGTACTGCCGGGCAAGCTCCCGGGCCTCGTCGGCCATGGTAGCCGCCTCAGCTGTGGACCACCGAGGCTCAATCCTGAGGATGGCCTGGCCCTCCCCCTCGATGGCCTCCTCGATGAGGCGAACGAGAGCGTCTGTCCAGTCGGCCCAAGGCTCGCAGGGTTCCACGAGGGCCGAGCCGTCGGCATAGATGACGAGGGCCGGCTGGCCATCGGCCCATTCGACCGCGACAAGTTCGGCGTCGTCCGGGTAGTCGTACCCGTGCGTAGTCAGGGCGAGGGCCGCCCTGTCTGCCAGCACCGGGCTTCGGCTGAGGGCATCCTCAACCGCAGAGGCGAGCTCGTCGTAGTCGGGGTCACTGTCCATTCCACCAAGCTCCTCGGCAATGATGGGCCCCAGTTCCTCGGGTGAGGCGACGGTGTAGCCGCCGTCGAGGAGGGCCTGTGCAATGCGACGAGACCAGCCCTCGGGCCGGTCGGCCAGAAGAAAGTGGATTGTATCGATGGTGCGCTGGTGCATTGGGTTACCTCCTAGTGTTTGTTGGAGGGGCGGGCTGTGCCCGCCCCGGGTCTACTGGCGGACTGCACCGAGGGCGGCGGTCAGCCGCTCGGCCTTGGCGAGGGCCTCGGGCCCGGTGCCGAGGGCCCGGAGCACCCGGTAGTCGTAGCCGCCGCGAAGGCGGCGGAACCCCGACAGGAGCTGGCCATCGGAGCGGAGGACGTATACGACATCCTCCCCTGCCTTCCAGCGGGCCACCTCATGGTGGCCCCGTGCGGTGAGCTTTGCCATTGGTACCTCCTAGTAGTTATCTGCCCCGTCCCCGGGGCTCGCGTTACCGTACACTAACCCCGGGGCAAAGGTCTACTCGAAGTTCTCTATCCCCAGAATAGGCCGCCTCTATAGGCGCCCTGGGGCTAGAGCACGAACCCCCGGCCTGCCAGCCAGCAGGCCTGCGGGCTGCCCTTGACCTGCCGCCACGTGGTCACGCCAGCAACCGTGCCGTGCGGCGTAATGGTCAGCTCCTCATGCCCGAGGAGCCGCCGGGCCTCGCCCCGGGGCAGAGCCCCGAGGCAGCTCTCTGCGGGCCAGTTGGCCCGCAGGCCGTCGGTGATGGTGTAGAAGAACTCGTGCATGTGAATGCCGGACATTGCGATAACCTCCTGTGAGTGTTGGTAGGCCTGCCATCATCAGCACCCCGGAGGCCACCCGGGGTGGACTGGGGCCGCCCTCCCCAGTTTCGGCTAGCGGGGCCAGTCTGCGGGGTCAAACAGGCCCCAGAAGCCGATTGCGAACTTGTACGCCGTGTCATACACCACGGCGTTCATCAGCTCGAAGGCATACCCCAGCCTAACCTGCAGCTGGCGGTCATTGTCCCAGCCGATGGGCCGGTATTCCTCCGCCAGATTGGTGCCCAGCTCAGCGTCAATCGCTGAGAGGACAGCCTGGAGCTGGCGCAGGACGATATCGTCCGGCCCGGCAGGGCGGCGGCCGAGGGCGGCAACCATCAGCCGGGCCGCCCCCTGAGCCGCGATATACACGTCGCGGCTCAGGACTTCAGCCGCCGGCCAGCGGCCGTCCTCGCGGCTGCCGCCGCCGCGCAGCAGGGCGGCCAGTTCGGCGGCTTTATCGGTGGTGGTAGTAGTCATTGTGAACCTCCTATGGCCTGCCAATCATCAGCGCCGGGAGGCCATCCCCGGCGGACAGGGGCTCCGCCAGCCCCTGTTTCGGCTAGATGAGCTGGCGCAGGACGTAGGTGGCGCTGTCGGGGGCCTCGACGCCGTCGGCGAAAGCCCAAAGCAGCGTCCGCACCTTGTCGAGGGGCTTGCGGCAGACCGCGCAATGCGGCCGCCGGACGCCCTGAGCCGCAAGGTAGCCCTTGGGCAGGTCAACTTCGGCGCAATCGGGGCAGAGGGCGAACTCCGCCCAAGATGCAGGGATGGTGACCATTGATGACCTCCTAGTGAGTGATGGTTGCCGCACCGGGGCCGCTCACCCCGGAATGTGCCGTAGTCAGGAATCAGCCCCCGGCCGGGCAACGGCCGCGATGGTGGCGGCCGCCGCGCCCTCGTAGCCGATGACGTTAGCCCCTAGGCGGATGACGTCGAGGGCCAGTGCCTCGACCCTGCCGCGCGGGTAGAGGGGAGCGAGGGCGTGGATGCGGTCAGTGAACAGGCCGCCCGCGGCCCAGAGGTAATGGAACATGGCATCCCGGTAGTCAGGGTTGCCCGTCGCGAGGTAGTCGGCGGCGCAAGCTATAGCGTCCGCCAGATACTGAGCATCGACGGTGACGGCGGCGCGGCCGTCGACGCGGGCCTCGATGGTGCCCCGGCTGGTGCGGGCAAGCCGGGCCTTGTTAGTGGCAGTGGTCATTTGAACCTCCCTAGAGTGTTGGTGCGGCCGGGGCTCCAACCCCGCCGCTCACCGTCAATCTACGGCAGTTCGTGCCCCAAGGTCTAGAGGTTCAGGCCCCAGAATCGATAGAAAGTTGCCCGAATTTGGCCCTCTCAGAATAGAGGCCCTCTATCGATTCCCGGCGGCCGATTCCCTGCCCTAGGCGGCTTGCTGCAGCCCTGCCAGTGCCCCAATCCCGGCCATGGCGGCGTCGATTGGTGGCCATCGACAGGCGGGCCCTGCCGCGGAAGGCGTCGGATGGCACCCGGTGGCAGCGTCACCACGGCAGGCGGCTGCCATCGATAGGCGGCCGAACGGCGGCGGAGACGTCGATGGAGGCCGCCCGCACCGGCCGGCCCGGCCCGGCCCCGGCCCCGGGGGCCGAAGGCCCCCGGCCTGCCGCCAGCCAACCTGCCATTCCTGCCAATCCTGCCCAAACCTTCCACTGCTGCTTGACATAACGCGGCCAGCAGAGGCCCAGCTCGACATAAGTTGTATAGTGCGAAGGTCCCGGCCGGCCCGGCCCGGCCCCGGCCCCGGGGGCTTCCCCCGGCCCCCCGGGCCGGGGGGCGTAGTACCCCCCTAACCAGCCTTGAAGCCCTCCTGGCCATCTAGCATTAAAGGTCAGGCCTCTCCCGTCGCCCAGGCATGTGTTAAGAACCTTTCACGCGGCTCGAGCCCCGGCTGGATGTGTTGACCATTTCAGGCCTCAGGTTCACCAACTGGACTGCCGATTTCCGGCCTTTTGTGTGCACTAGTACCGTCGAATTTTTAAGACAACTCACTGGGCACCTGCCAGCCAGCCAGGCCGACGCTGGGCCAGATGCATCGCACTTGCCGATAAGGCCCATAGGGAACTCCTATTCGAGGCCCTTCTCCCGGAGCCCGAAAAGCCTGCCCAAAGCCCATAGGCATCGTCTATCGCCGCCGATAGATGTCTTCTATGCAAAGGCTTCTCTGGGGGGCCTCTGGACCCATTCTCCGTAGGAGAATGCCCTGTGGGCTCACAGAATGGCCAAAATCCTGCGTGACCCCCCTGAGCAGTATGGTTGGTCTGCCTAGGGGCATTTCGTGGCGCTACGGCCACTACACGGGCTCACAGGGCCATTTTGTCCCAGGGTCGGGGGCCAGTTTCCCCGGGGAGCCGGTTGGGCTGCTTGGGGGAGTGGGCCTAATGGGCCTGTTGGGCCTATGGCCAAAGCCAGTAAGCCTGTAGGCCTGTAGGCCTGTAGGCCTGTAGGCCTGTAGGCCAGGCCATAGGCCATACAGGCCAGTACCAGGCCATTAGGCCCGAAGGCCTTAAGCCTGAGGGCCTTAGCCTATAGGCCAGGCCAGGAGTAGGCCATTAGGCCCGAAGGCCATAAAGCCTGAGGGCCTATAGGCCACTAGGCCAGGAATAGGCCATATAGGCCAGGCCAGGCTTGGAGACATTAAGTCTCCAAGCCTTAGTAGGCCAGGAATTAGGGGAGAAGAGACTATAGTCTCTTCTCCCCTGGCCTCGGGCTTAAGAGACTATTAGTCTCTTAAGCCCGAGGCTATAGGCCTATAGGCCTTAGGCCAGGCCATAAGCCTTAGCCAATAGGCAAGACCTTAGGCCTATAGCCTGGATAGACAGGCTCTATAGGCCATGGCCATAAGCCAAAGCCAAGAGCCCCCCACCACCCGCGCCCCACCGCGCCGCGAGGCGCGGAACCGGGTATGTCATGCCGCGCGGCCCAGACTCCCCCTACCCCACCTGGAGCGGGCCTCAGGGGCAGAGTATAGCAGGCCTGTGGTACAATGTGGCCTGAAGACACCACCGGAGGAAAACCGCCATGAGCCAGGAGGTCTCCTGCCTCGCCTGCCAGTCCCGCAAGGCCTCCAACCGGGCCGTCCGGGATTTCATTGCCAACGGCTTTCTGCCGACAAATTTCACTGGAATTGTGCTGTCTGAAAGTGACGGCTTTTTGTTCCTGATACAGACCAACAATGCCCGCCAGGTAGGCCTCGTGGGCATCGAGTTCGGGGCCCTGCCAGCCGTCATCGACCAGCTCATCGGGGCCTACAGGGCCTACCTCGGCCAGAGCATTAAAGGTGGTGATGAGGGGGCCCCTGGGAATAATTTTCACAATCACAACAGCGGCTCCGGAGATGGCGAGGAGGATGGCGGCCTGACGGGTGTTACCACCCCCTCTGGGGAGGGTTGACAGTAGGGCCTGGTTGGCCTGTAGTGCCCTGAGGTCACTGACGGGGTTGCGTATGGCGAAGAAAAAACGAAGTGTCCGAACGCCGGACGGAGTGGTGCTCTCAACCATCATGTCGAGGCAGGGCTGCAGGCTTGCGTCCTGCGTCTTCTGCGGGGCAGAAGCAGAGTACTCCTATGCTCCCATCATCGGCTTCACGAGGGATGACGATAGGGTTGTCGGCTTCGGCATTGCTGCCTGCCAGCACTGCATCACTGTCCTCAAGCTCGTGACCGTCTCGCCCAGCGTCATCTCCGGGCCAGAGGACATCATTTGCGTCTGCGGCCTTGAGAAGGACATGACTGGCTCTCTCCCTTCGCCGAAGAAGGCGGTGAAGCTTGCCGAGGAGTTGCTGCGTGGAAATCGTGAATCCTGAGGCTGAGAGGCTCTTTGTCGGCTGCCTCCTCAGGGAGCCGATGCTTGTTGAGCGGGCCCTCGACGAGGTCGAGATTGGGGACCTGATGACGTCCTACAGGGTTGTCTACGCGGCCATCGTCTCCCTGCACTACGACGGCGTCAGCATCTCCGAGGGCTCTGTCATTGCCAAGCTGCGCCAGACGAGCACGAAGTCTGGCTTCACAGGACTGGAGGCAGCAGGCGGCCCCGGGGCCGTCCTTGAGGCATCTTCTGAGGCTGACCCCAAGGACTACAGGACATGGGTCAATGGCATCCGCCAGGCCAAGGCGAGGAGGGACCTCTACGGCCTTGCCGAGTATGCCCGCCAGCTTGCAGAGAAGCCGGATGTGGGTCCAGACGAGGTCCAGTCTGCGCTCGTTGAGTACGTCGAGCGGATGGAGGGAAGGGCCATCACGGAGACCTCCGTGGGGACCGCAGAACTCAGGCAGAGGATTTCACGGTACCTCACCGACCCTGAGGCCATTACCGGCTACCAGACAGGCTGGGCGGGGTTTGACAGGCAGCTCGACGGTCTCCAGCCCGGGAATGTGACCATCGTCTATGCCCCTTCGAGCAGGTTCAAATCGATGTTCGTGACCAACATCGGCCTGTCGCTCTCCCGCGGCGGCGTCCCGGGGCTCTGGTTCACGACGGAGATGCCGACTGTTCAGGTGCAGGAGCGGCTTGTGCAGATGCTGAGCAGGCTTAACTTCAGGGCCCTCAGGGACCGCGGCGAGCTTGCTGCCCATGCAGAGGAGATTACCGGGGCCATCGACGAGCTTGACGCCCTGCCCATCTACATTAACGACACAGCGCCCCTGACCATGCCCTTCATCCAGAAGAGGGTCAACTACTTCGCCAAGGCGAGGGGCATCGGCTACGTCATCGTCGACCTCGTCGATATGGTCATCTCCGATGACTTCAAGGACGACAGCGTCAGCCAGCAGGCCTCCATCATGCGCTCCATGAAGGCCCTCGCGAAGAAGTCAGGGGTCCACATCATCCTCGTGAGCCACATCAACAAGGGCTACGAGAACGATTTTTACCTGACCCCTGAGAGGATGAAGGGCTCATCTGCGAAGTACCAGGATGTCGATACGGCCATCTCCTTGATGCCTGTCAAGATGGACCTGAGCGGGGAGTGGAAGCCACTCTCCATCCCGGAAATCAGCACAAGGGTTGCCAACGAGGGCCAGCTCACGGTGATGGTCTACATTACCAAGAACCGTCATGGGCCTATTGGGGAGCTGCTCTTCACGGTTTCGCTCAACGATGGAGGCCTGATGTGGCCCCTTGCTGTCAGCCAGACTAATGGAGTGACCCAAGGGCACAGCGTATGAGCAGGTTCCTGCCGAAGGGTGAGAGGCGCAAACCACCGCCGTGCTTCAGGACAGCTGGACAGTGGGCCAGGTGGGTCAGGGCCTACTACCGCTCAGGCGGAGACAACCCGCGGAGGGACTACTGCCTTGACTGTACCCCAGAGTACCAGTTGGAGATGCTGACCGAAGGCCTGTGCAGACACCCAGAGACGGCCTTCATTGAGGTGGAAGATGATGGAGAACAGTACCTCATCGGGGTCAGAATGGAAGAATCAGTCTTACCTGACGGACCAGCAGAAGAAGCTTCTGATTGCCCATGTTGCCTTGAATGGGACTCAGTATGATAAATACCTTCAATTCGCAAAGAAATACGGCGTCCAGCCATTCTCTTACAGGTATCTTAGAAAGTGGGCCAGCAAATACCGCAGTGCCATAGAGGCAGAGAAGGAGAGGCAGTTGTACGCCCTGCGTAAGAGGTCTCGTCTCGACAGGTATTCTCGCCTCCACATGCTGGAGACCATCGTCGAGAAGCTTGAGGAGAGGCTTCAGCATGCGATAGACAATGGCAATGACGACCTTGCTATCCGCCTATCAGAGCAGCTCAGGAAGCAGCTGGAGGCGATTGCCAAGGAGCGCGGTGAATGGCTCAAGGACGACAACCAGTCGGCCTATTCTGAGATTCACGTCCAGATTCTGGAGAACATGGCCAGGGCCGCCATCACTACTGGCGAGTCCGTTGATGGCGAGTACACGGAGGTAGATGGTGCAGAGGCTCCCGTACAAGCAGAGGAAGCCGGTCTTTGACGCCCTGGGCATCAAGTTCACTGATGCCCAGCTTGCGTTCATCAAGGAGGATGTCCGCTTCCCTGTTATCGGCGGTGGAGAGCGCGGCGGCAAATCGTTCTGCGCCGCCGCCGACCAGGTGCCGCACTACATCTGGCTTCCAAAGGAGAGGCCTGAGCGGTTCTTCAACAAGGATGGCACCCTGAAGTTCAACGAGAATGTCGACAGGCCCAGGAACCCAGACTTCCTGCTTATCGGCCCGACGTATGCAGAGCCGCGCATCGAATTCCAGTACATCGAGGACTGGCTCAGGAAGCTGGGGATGCTTGCTGGCGGCCTCAACAAGCCATCCAAGCCACAGGACGGCCCATGGCGGATGGTGACGAAGCACGGCGTTGTCATCCAGACGTGGTCTATGGAGGACCCCACGAGCATCCGCGCCCTTGACCTTGAGGGCGTCCTTGTCTGCGAGGCTGGCAAGTGCCCCTATTCTGGCATTGAGCGGCTCCAGGGCCGCGTCTCTGCCAAGCGTGGCTACATCGTCTACTCAGGGACGATGGAGAACAGCCAGCAGTGGTACCAGGACTGGATGCTCATGGGGCAGAGGCCGAACCACCTCGGCATCAAGAGCTACTCCCTGCCGACCTTCTCCAACACTCACGAGTTCCCAGGCGGCAGGAACGACCCCGAGATTCTCCGTCTTGAGCGGATGTACCCTGAGGACATCTTCGCCATGAGGGTCCTGGCGGAGCCGAGGCCTCCGAAGGCCAGGGTGATTGCCGAGGCCCAGAACAACCACATCAGGAAGGTGAAGATTCCCCAGGACGCAGAGTTCGAGGTCTGGATAGACCCAGGCTACGCGACGGCCTACGCGGTCCTGTGGGTCGCCCACTGGCTTGTCCACGAGGATGGCCATGAGCCGTACCGGTTCTTTTATGTCTTTGACGAGATTTACGAGCAGGGCAAGACGACAGAAGACATCATTGCAATGTGCAAGACAAGGAAGCTGTGGTCAAGGGTTAAGGAGGGTGTTATCGACATTGCCGGTAAGGGCCACAGGGACGCCACAGAGTCTGCCCTTGAAATCTGGAAGAAGAGGACCAGGCTTGTGTGGAATATGAAGATGTGGCCAGAGAAGGCACTGATTGAACGCATCAGGACAACGTTTAAGCAGAACCATATTGCAATCTCTCCTGTCTGCAGGGGTCTGATTGCTGAGCTTGGTCTTGGCGAGCCAGTGTTCGATGAGATGCATTATTGGAAGTACATGACCGACAGAGATGGCAAGGTTGTTGGAGAGAAGCCAGTTGACAAGTGGAACCACTCTGCCAAGGCGCTCGGCTACGGGCTGCTCCATCACCTCGGCCAGGTCGAGCGCGTTAGCAGGGCTGTCCCAATAAGCCGTATGCAGAGGGCCTCTGTTCGCATTCGAAGGTGAAAACAGAATGATATCCTAGGAAATGCCTATGATGCCTCCCCAGAACGAGTCTGAAGTCCTTGACCTCATCCGCGCCATGGAGTCCGCGTATGCGGAGGCCTTCAAGGCATTTGAGGAGGACGTGAAATTCTACGAGGGGCAGCTCGAAGATTTTATCGAGGTTCCAGAGGGGTTCGACGTCACGATTCCGTCGACACCCCGCGCCGTCATTGACGAGGCCGTCGACAACGCTGTGCCCAGCGATATCAGGTTCAACTACCCGCCCAGGGGCAAGAGGAAGAAGCACGAGGAGGACGCTGACGCCATCCGCCGGTTCGCCCGGGGGCTGTGGCAGTTCTGGAGGTTCCGCGGCGGCGACATTGACGTCCTCCGCGATTTTATGAAGAACCTCTTCATGTCTGGCAAGGCCTGCTTCAAGGTGGCTCCTGACTGGACCCTCTGGCCCCAGCTCTCCCCGGAGGAGGAGTCCTCGCTCAGGGCCAGGGGCCGCGAGGCACTCTCAGAGCGGGTGTCGATGATTGAGAAAATCCGAAAGGAGAACTTCCCCATCTTCTGCAGGTCCATCGCGCCCTCGTGCATCATGGAGGACCCTACGCTTGGACCCCGCAAGCTCTGGGTGATTGAGCGCTACCAGTCAAGCCCGGCAGAGGTCTGCAACTACTACGGCAAGTACCTGGCTGAGTACAGCTCCTCGTATTACCACGTCGGCGTTCCCGTCCACGAGGTCTGGACTGCGAGCTACGTTGACTGGAATGGCAGGCTTGTGCAGGGCAAGCGTTATGTCTTTGTCAACTACGAGCTTGTTGAGGAATCAGACAACCCCTATCACGAGGTTCCCTACTGCATTAAGTACTCTGGGTACGGCCGCGAGGCCTATGAAGGACGCCCTGAGTTCAAGAGCGTCGGCTTTTTCACAAGGCAGAATAAGAGCCTCTTCCTTGCTGAGATGCGGAGGTTCACCCAGCTGGACGCCATCATGCAATCCGTGGCCTTCCCTGTGGCGTTTGTGCCTGAGACCCTCTCCAACGGAGAGGTTGACTTCAGCCCTGGCAATGTGAACTTCATCCCAGATGACCTGATGCAGTACGTCAGGAACATCTGGTTGACGCCGCAGATTCCATCGGCTGAGTACATTAACAGTCTTGGCGCAATCTCGAGCCAGATTGAGCGCGGGACCGTTCAGAAGGCCCTGCGCGGCCAGAATATTGGCGGTGTCGAGTCTGCGGCACAGTACAACCTGCTGTCCAACCAGGCCAGGCTCCGCATCGAGAGCGTTGTCCAGGCTTCCCAGGATGCTGTCAGCTGGGCCACGGAGATGGCCCTGAAGTACATCGATGTTATCCTCCAGGACAGCGTCTCCGTCTTTGTCGGAGAAGGAAACTCCGGCGGCTACTATGAGATTGGTCCCAACCAGATTGATGGGCACTACCGCATCAGTGCAGAGTTCATCCCCAACGAGGAGGCCCTGAAGGAGCGGAAGCTCATCCTTGCCAGCGACGCCATCTCCAAGGGCATCCTTTCTCGCTGGGACGCATACACCTATGCCGGGTTTGACAATCCCTGGGAGCTGATTGAACGGCGGAATGCCGACGAACTGATGCAGGAGCCCATCATTAAGCGGGCCCTGGCCAAGCGGGTGCTCAAGGAGTGGGGCGAGGACGCCGACCAGCTTGAGCTTGAGGAGCGGATGCAGCAGGCCGAGAACCAGTGGAAGCTCTCCCAGTATGCCCAGCAGCTCCAGATTGGGACGCCGCGCGGTGGGGAGCCGATGTCGCCAGACGGCAATCCCGTCAACGCGATGCCCATCCCACCAGCCGCAGCGCCAGAGGCGACACCGTTCGGGCCAGGCGGTGGATTTGGCCCCGAGCCCCCGGGAGGCCCTCAGGCGGCACCACCGCCAGGCGCAGGGTCTGTGCCGACCATGCCAGGTGGTGCTCCGGCGGCAGTCCAGGCCTCGCCGGTTAGCGGGCTTGTGAGAGACCTGAAGTTCCTGGGGGCGAGATGAGAAGGGATGTCCTTGCCAATTCTGCAGCATATCTGCAGGAGCAAATGCGGCGCACAGTGAAGTCTCTTGCTGACCTGTCGCCAAAGAGTGTTGAGATTGACGGCGCTGGAGAGAAGGACCTTGATGCTTTTGCGAAAAAACTTGCCATTCTTGGTCCTAATGAGCGCGCTGCTGCTATGCTTAGCTTGGCAGAGCTTGCCGGGCATGAAAACGGAGAAAGCGTGCCATGCCCGCTCTGCAGGTTCATGACCATGCAGAGGGCAAAGGGGGTTGACCTGTAATGGCTCTTGTCGATGTTGGCGACGAACCTAGTCTGTATTCTGACGAAACCTGGGTGCCAGCGCCATGGCACCCCCAGGGTGGCTACTGGCGTGATGCTACGGGGATGGTCCGGCTTCCGAACGGCAGCCGGATGTCTGAGTACGACGCCTTTGGTGGATTTACTGGCTTCTGGGTTGACCGTGGCTGGAGCCCAGACCAGGCGAGATATCTTGCCGCAGGACTCAACCCTCCGTCAGGCGGTGGTGGTGGAGGCGGCGGTCCGACCCAGCTTGACTACGACATGTTTGACTGGCGGGTCAGGACTGACCAGCGTGACTTCGACTACCGGGCTGGCAGGGACCAGGTTGCTGACCAGCAGTGGCGCGACCAGTTTGACTATGGCCGCTGGCGCGATGCCCAGGACTTTAATTTCCGGGACAGGCAGCTTGGCTACCAGGACCGCTGGCAGCAGATGGACTACCAGCTTGGCCAGGCCAACGTTGCCGCGAAGGTGTATGAGGCCCAGCTGAACTACTCTGCTCAGCTTGCCCGCATCCAGGTTGAGGCACAGCAGGCTCAGAACCAGTACCTCGTCGGCATGGCGAACGCCAAGAACGACGAGGAGCGGAACCGTATTCAGGCCTGGTGGAATGAGACGCAGGCCAGGCTGGCTGTTGCCGAGGATTATACCCGCAGGCAGCTCGGTCTTATTGATGCCCAGATTAACCAGTTCGATGCAGAGACACGACGCGCAGCCCAGATGGGCCAGCTCGCGCTGGAGACCAATAAGTTCCTCCTCGAAAAGGCTTCAAGCCCGAGGGACCTCTTTGGCCTCTACTTCCTCCAGCGAGGTATGACGCCTGACTGGGACACGATTATTTCCGGTGGGACTCCAGCCCAGGGCCAGCCGATTGTCCCTGCGAACCCGATGACGGCCTATGTTCCGACCACGGCACCGGTGAACTTCGGCAACATCTCGGTCTCCAACCCGATGGCCCCGACGATTACCGGCTACCAGGTCCAGGCTAACCCCTTCATCGGCGGTGGTGGCGGAGGCGGAGGCGGTGGTGGCGGAGGTGTCGTCTCGTCCGCACCACCTCCTCCCCCGACGTTCAACTTCGACTTTAAAGACCCACCCAAACCCACGACTGCCTACCAGCCTGAGTTCGACGACTGGCGCTCATACAGCGGCGTGCGCAATGAGCAGGTCGATTACCTGAAGCCCGGTGAGCAGGCCCTTGTGGTGACTGGCGGCAAGGGTAGTTCCCGTGTTGGTGACTACACCAACTACCGTGTCGGCATTGGTGACAGCACCGGGGCAACCCAGTGGATTGATGACCCCAACTATGAGATTAAGCCCGGCCAGACGATTTGGCTCCAGAGGAAGGCTGCTGGCGGTGCGACCACAGAGCCTGTCTTCATGGTTGGGGACTCCCCCAAGAAGGACCCCGAGGCCGGAGGGGCAAGGCCTGAGCTGGTTATCAACCCCCTCAGGGCACCAATTATTGTCATACCGAACGAACGTTCGGTGAAGGAGGCTGGAAAGATGGATACCCCCCGGTATGCCGGAGGAACCGCAAGTTGGCTCAGGAACCCACAGGCTCTGTCCTGGCTCAATCCCCAGTACAAGGTTGCCATGGCCAATGTCCCTGGCATGACCATCAGTGACCCCTATGCCAGGTACGAGCCGCTGCAGAGCAGCGCCCCTGCCATTCCCCAGTCTGCGCCAGCGTACGTCTATGACTATGCTCCTCGGGATGATGCTGCTCCATTGATGGACAAGCGGCAAATCTGGATTAACAGGGCGAATGACCCTCAGGCCATGGCCTACAACAACGCCGCCACCAATGCCGCGAGGCAGTGGGCAGCTGGGCTTGGTGGCGGTGCTCCGGCAAGCATGCCGCAGTACGACTGGATGATTCGGCGGGGAGCACGCAATACCCCAACGACCACTAATGTCAACTGGCTTTCCAGGTCTCAGCCGTCAGGGATGTTCTTCCGCGGCGGCGCTGTGACTGAGCCATACTTGGTCAAGCGGTATGCGCTGGGTACCCAAGACGCCTACAATGCTGTCGGCCTTGGCAGCCTCTACCTCCAGAGTTCCAGCAACCCCCATCTTGCAGGCCAGCAGCTCCCTGACGCCATTGCCAACCTTGCTCGCTGGGGTGTGCCGATTTCCCCGAGCCTGCTTGCCGCGGCGACGGGCCAGGTGGCTCCGACGCTGAACCTTGCTGGTGCGGCAACGATGGGCCGGAAGATTGGCGTTCTCCCCTCTCTTCAGACCCTCCAGCGCCAGACCAAGGGCGAGACAGAGATGACAAGGGGCTACATTGAGGGCGTCGGTGGAATGCCCTGGGCTGACGTGGTAGACTGGCTTGGGAAGCCGACGGAAACCCTGCGTCAGGCTGCCGTATCGAGGATGGCTTAATGGCGATTCTTGACGACATTGCAGCTACTGGACTTGGGTACGGTAGAAGCCGCGGCGAAAGACCGCGTCTCTTTGGTGACCTGGTAAGGGCTGCATCTCGCCGGAATTTCGGAGACATGTGGGGCTCCTCATTTGTCCAGAGCCCAGAGCGGTCGATGCTGGAAAAGCTCTGGCTCGAGACAAGGATGAGGGAGGATGACTCTCTCTCTTATGCCATGAATAACCGCAGGAGCGCCTTTGTGCGCGACCTGTTTGGCCAGACGCTTGGTCTTGACCTTGACAAGGCCACAAACCGCCAGATTGGGGTTATGGCCGTCACCAGGTCGAACCCGGATGAGATTCGCAAGAATGGTGTATTCGGGGCACTGTCTGATGTAAACCCCTATGAGTTTGAAAGACTCGGGAGCCAGGTCAGGCAGAACCTTGCCAACGAGGCTGGAAGGCAGTTCGATGAGAACCGAGACTACTTCGAGGGCCTGTCCAGACTTGAGCTGCGCATCTCCCGGGCCTTGAGGGAAAAGAAGGGCAGGGATTACGAGGACCTGAAGGAGTTCTTCGGCCGCACCGCCAGCTATGACAAGCGGTTTGGCGACATTGAGACACTATGGAATTCCGACAAAGACACGGTCATGACTGCCCTGTCCGGGTATTTCGCCCGCAGGGATGATATCGACCCTAAGGAGCGGGCCGCCGCCACCCAGCTCTACAACCGGTATGCCAGCGAGACCAACCAGGACCCCTCCTTTCTGCTCGCAAGCGGCGGCATGTCCGGGACCCGGCTTGGCCGGTGGGTTGAGGAGAAGACCCCTGGCCCTGGATTCCTCGGCAAGCTCGCTGGTGGCATTGCTGGTTCTGCATCGAGGCCTCTTGAGTGGGCAGGGATTGCTGCTGAGACCGTGGCCCCCGGGGATAAGAGGGCAAAGCAGCTTGACGAGGAAATTGAGTACCTGAGGGAGCTGGCCTACGGTTCAGGCCCTAACAGTGTCCTAGGCAGGCTGGACCCCAACAAGGACCGCTACAAGATTAACCAACTTCTCTCCATTGCCAACACACCAGAGGAGGCCCGCAGGAAACTTCCTATATGGGAAGCCTCAAGGGCGGCGAACACTGAGGCTGGCATTGCCTCAAAATATGGTCTCGATAAGGACCTTACAGACAGAAAGAACCAGATTGAACTTGCCGTCAATGCTGCTGACTCTGCGGTGACGCTTGGCTCGCTGTTTTCTGGTTCTGCTGGCTCTGGCCTCATCAAGTCTGCGGCCAGGCCTATGCTGTCAAGGCTTGTTGGGGAAGAGACTGCTGCAAAAATCCTGGCCAAACCTGGCATCAATGCTTTTGCTGAGGCTCTTGGGGTAACGGCAGTCCAGTCGTCCATGGATGTGCCTCTGACCGTCGGTTACGCCTACGTGAGCGGTGCCAGCAAGGACGAGATGCTCAAGGCTGTCGCCATGACGGTTGCCGCAGACGCGCTTTTGGGCGGCATGTACGGCGGTACCAGGGGGCTTATCCGCGAGGCCAGCTCTGCCATCGAGTCCAGAAACAGGTATGCAGGCATTGCTGTCAGGGAAACCGGCATGGCCGGGACCCGCTATGGCCTGACGTATGGCGGTTTCTGGGCTCTCGGCGCAGACGACGAAGACCGCCAGCGGTGGGCTGCTGGGGCGGCGCTTGTCCCCCTGATGGCAGGGATGATGTACAAGGCTGGGGAGCGGTCCGGCGTTGCCAGCCACATTACCACTCCTCGCAGAACGCCGATTGAGTTCGGCCGCATGTCCCCGCAGTCCATCGAATCAGCCATGGATGTGCGGGCAAGGGGCGGCCTGACCGGCGACACCTGGATGACCGAAGATGTGGCTACGCATGTGGCCAAGGAGACAAGGTGGTTCCATGGGACAGCAAGCCCCGTGGTTGACCCCAAGGCTGGTGTTGACGTATCTATCGGCGGTGCAGTCCTGGCATCCTCGGAAGTCCTCGTGAGCGACCCGGCTGTCGCCGCATCCCGCATCAAGGACATGGGCGACCCGAACCTGAAGGTGATGCAGTCGAGCGTCAGGGTGCGGAATGTGCTGCCGCTCGACCAGCCGGTGCCATACTCCCTTCGCCAGGTGCTCCAGAACATCATCCTTCCGTCCACCCTCTATTCCGAGCTTGGCATCAAGGACAGGTTGCTGGAGGCCCTGCACAGCGGGACAATGGGTGACTTCCTCAAGACCATCTCCGATGCCTATGAGCAGAACCCGGAGATTCTCAAGGCTAATGCCACTCGTGCTGCCGAAGAGGCAAGGCTCCTGACGACGGCCCTTATCAACAGCGGCTACGATGCCCTCATTCACTCCAGGGCCCAGGATGGCCGCATCTTCTGGGAGATGTTCATGCTGGACCCGACGCAGAAGGTGGTCCAGCGCGAGGTTAACAAGAAGCTTGACCCCAAGCGTCCATACCCGCTCATTGAGAAGAGTGTACCTGTCGAGGACACCGAGAGCCTCGGTATCACCAGTTCATTCGATGCGACTATCGGCCCAGAGGGATACGTCAGGTACAAGTCTGCCCGCGGTGATGCCATTCAGGTCAGCCCAGAGGTCAGGGCTGAGACTGCGGCAGATATCCAAATGGGTGCCTCTGACCCCAACAACCAGCCAGTCTACACGCCCGATGGCGAGGTCTTTGCCAGGGAGATTCCTGCGGACGACCCTGAGTATGTCGAGATTGCGGCCCGTCTGAACCCCAAGGCTGTCGACGAGTACCTTCCGACAATCTCTAATGAAAAAGGTGCGCCAGAGCGAAAGATTACCCCGGCAGAGACGCTCTACCGATTCATGGTGGACCCCAACTCGCCGATTAACCAGAAGCTCCGGAGCATCCCTGAGGCCACGTGGCGTCGGATTATCAATGGCTTCAATGGCTTCAGGTATATGGCTGAGCTTCGCCAGGCAGGTCAGCTGCCTGATGGTGTTGTCGAGGCAATTGTCACCATTGCCCGTATGTCTGCTGGTGCACCAGTTTGGGACAACGAGGTCAGCGCATCCATCTTTCTTCAGCGTGTACTCCCAGACCTGTTTGACAGGGTCAAGCGTGGTGAATCACTTAATGACATCTCGATAGATAGCTGGGCCGAGCTAATGGCGCGGTATGGCCTGTCTGTTGGTGGCAAAAACTGGCCAGCTCTAACCGGAAAGTATTCTGCCTCAACAGGGCGCTCCTTTGGCCCAAGGATTGTTGTTAAGAAAACAGGTGAGACAAGCTACTATCCGGGCTTCTTCAAGAAGGTTGAGAACGGGGAGTGGCAGGAGATTGTCTCACTCTTCAAGGACCCGACGCTTACTGGCCGCCAGAAGCGCAATATACTAATGAGGAAATACGGAGACTTGGGGCTCAGCCAAAAGACGTGGTCTTGGGCCCTGATGATGACTGGCCACCTTGACGTCCTGCCAATTGACCGGCATGACGTCCTCCTCTTCTTCCCTGAGGAAATTAACACAATCAAGAAGTATCTTCTTGAGAAATATCCTGATAAATACAAGAAGCCGCAAAGGGACGAGTTCGGGAATATTATTCCACCGGAAGACGCCCTTAATGGCGACGCATACGAATTCTTCAACGAGAAATATCTTGACAGGGCTTGGCTGAAAGGCTCCAGGACACTGTACGAGACTGTTGAGGATGCACTGGCTGCAAGGTTTAAGGGGACCCCCCTTGAGCCTTATGGCACCGGCCTGATGCACTGGGTCATCTGGCATACCCGCCAGGATGCCACGGGAGTGCCGATTGAGCACACCATCGTTGGCCAGATTGCCCAGATGGCCGAGGCTGGCCTCTTCCCACGCTCCGGTGCGCCAGGCTCAGCACAGGCAAAGAAGCGCATCTTCCGCGACACCATGATGTCGTCGACTGATACGACTGGCGAGTACTGGTCTAACCAGGGTATAGACCCAGACGAATACCGCCGGACCCTGCCGTTCTTCTTCGGGGCAGCCCCCGCCCTTGCCTCTGATATCAACGATGCTCTCCGGGTGATTGGAGAGCGAGAGGCCCAGGCCTGGCTTGCTGAGGTCCAGGACAAGGTTGTTGCCCCCATCTTTGCAGACACCGGTATTGGGGTCCAGGTGGTGGATTCCATGGACCTGAAGCGTGGCCATGTCGGCATGGCAACCTTCGGCTTCTTCAGTCCGAACACCAGCCCGGCCAGCCGGATTGCCAAATTCAACGACGCTGCGGCAAGGGCCCTTGCTGTGCTCGGCCTGGAAAGGGGCGTGACGTTTGTCCCTGATGCCAGCGGCCCCCACGCCGCTGTGCAGCTATCGTTCCGCCGCCCCCTGACGAGCGGGGAGCTTGAGCGGTTCTCTGGGCTGCTGAATGAGCGCGTTGGTGACGTGGTGACCGAGGGGCACTCCCTGCTGTCCCACAGGGATGGCTCCATCATCCTAGTCTATAACCCAAGGACGACCAATCTGTCGCTTGGTGATTGGCTCGAAAGGGTTCAGTCTGCCGGGCAGGAGGTCATGGATGACTACCTGTCCAGCCAGCCAGGGGCCCAGTTTGGTGCTTACAACCCCGAGGTCTTCGTTATCAGGGGCCACACTTCAAATATCGAGGCAGGGAAAGTTGGACGAGAAGCAGCAGCGCTTGGAAGAACTGTACCGCAGAGGGATATTTCTGCCGCTAAAGCCGAATACGAAAGGCTCAGCCAGGCCCTCTTCCAGCGGGCCAAAGAACTCGCCCCGGAAGGGAGGGTAGACCTTTCAAGCCCCAACGCTTTCAACAGGCCTGGCTTCGGTTCAAGGCTCCCATGGATGGGGCTGGCCGAGGGGGACACCCCGAGGGCCAGCGACCTTATGATGACTGCAGGCTCGATTGCTGCCCCAATGGTCGGAGCTGGCCTGCAGGCCATGACCGACAAGGAGGATGACGAGTCCTACCTTGACGCTTTCGTACGAGGGGCAACCCCTGGCATCTTTGCTGGCATCACCCATACTGCTGGCGGCATGGCGATGGGTGGCCTGAAGGCCGTTGTCGAGCCTGAGCCACTCCCGAAGACCAACATGGAGCGGTGGGCAGCCTCCGATGCGCTTAAGCACATCAACATGCCTCCGGAGCTTGCCGGGGCCGCCAACCCAGAGCGCGTCCTGGCTGAGGCTATCGGCAAGAGGACGAACAGGACCCTGGAGACCATCAAGGTGGCAGACGGACTTGAGGCCCGCAGGGTCCAGGTCGCCAAAGGCATTGAGGGCTGGTACTTCACCAAGGAGGGCACCAACAAGGAGGTTGCCGACCTGTCCTTCGGTGTAGGCCGCTTTGGGGACAGGTGGTATGTTGGCCGCTTCCGGAACCTTCAGACCAACGAGCCGCTCAGCACGAAGGCAGCAAGGGCAACCACTGAGCATCCAGACCTGGTGGTTGAGGCCAGCTTCCCCTCCCAGGAGGAGGCCCTGGCCTACATGAGGATGAGGGTTACCGGTCAGCTTCCCCCGGGCTCAAGCGGGCCGAACAACTACTACGTGACCGGTGACCTCGACCCATCTGTCTACAACTCCAGGCCCTCCCTGGCCCAGATGCAGGATTTCGAGGCCCAGGCCGACGAGTACATGCGGTACGCCGACCAGCAGATTGAGAAGCCTGGCTTCGTTGACGCAACCCTGCGCAAGCTTGGCCTCGGCAAGCCGCTCGATGCAGCCAACTCTGTCATCAACCCTGCGGCCAGATACCGGAGCCCCCAGGCCAGGGCGGTCCTGGTCTCTGTGCTTGCAGGGGCGAACTACCTAAGGACCCTTGCTGGCTACCAAGGTGCCCGCAAGAACGAGCTGATGCAGGCCCTCGCCCCCATCCTCGGTCCTGAGCGGACAGGACGCAAGTTACTCCAGCAGGCTGCTGTCGCCGCAGCACCCGCCGCCGCTGGCTACGCGGCTTACGAAATGACTGGCGACAGGGAATACCTGGAGGGTGGCGTTCTTGCTGCCATTGCCGGTCAGCAGTTTGTTGCTGGCAGGCAGAGGGCCACGCGCTGGAACAACAGGGCATGGGAGTCCATTGCTTACAAGGGCGACATCAGTGAGCTGCCTGAGCAGCTGCGGAGCGGCGTCGGGAAGCTGTACGACATCCTCCAGCGGCCCGAGATGTACGACCTGACTGAGGAGCAGAAGGCAGCCCTGCAGCTGTACAACAGCATGAGGGAGCGCATGGTCAGGGAGACCAACGCCGCCCTTGAGGCAGCAGGCATCCATGACCCAATCACGCTCCACGACAACCACGGCATTCTCCAGTGGTTCGAGCCTGAGAGCATCAAGCAGGTCCTTGGTGAGCGGACGCCCGCCATCCTGATTGAGACACCTGGTTTTGACCGCGGCCTTGCCCCCGTTCTTCGCAGGCAGCTTGGCCCAACATTCTACGCCGCTCTGAGCCGGTTCCCAGAGCTGAGGCTCATCAGGGACCCAGAGAAGATGATTGAGATTGAACTGAGGTTCCACGACCAGCTTAGGGCCCAGGCCCTCGTGGTTATGGGCCTCAAGAAGAGTGGTGCAGGGATTGCTGTGCCGACGACGGCAGAGCTGAGGAACATGGATTCGGCAGCTGCTGCCAAGTGGAGAGAGCAGATTGAGATGCTCGAAAATTCAGGTTGGAGCAAGATTCCCGGCATCGATGACCACCTCTTCTCTCCGCAGGCTGTCAAGGCTGTCAACGAGCTGCTGATTGAGGGTAAGGGCAGAGAGAAGGGCTTCATCTCCTTCCTTGACGCGACGACCAATGCTCTGCGCCAGCTTGTGTTTTCCAGCGACCTTTCTGCCTGGTCGATGCAGGGAGCGATGCTGGCCATCAATGACCCTGTCGGCGTCATCCTGAATGCCCACCACCTGATTGGGGCCACGGTCTTTGGCAAGAAGTACTTCGACTGGTGGGTGACCAGGAACAGGCAGCTCTGGGAGGAGTTCACCAAGTCTGGAGGCATCCCTGGCTACGAGCACTCTGGCCTTGAGAGGGAGATGGCAAACTTCTCCCGCATTCCCCTCATTGGCGGAATCGAGTCCCGCGGCTTCGAGGCCTTCCTGCCGATTCACAGGGCCCTCATGTTCAAGGCCCTGAAAGAGCAGGAAACCTTCATCAACAGGCTCGCCTTCGGCAACAAGTTCTTTGCCAACAGGATGCTGACCGAGGTTCTCAGGAATGGCCCAGCAGCCCTTGGTGTCGGTGCCATTCTGGCTGATGTCGACATCCCAGGCATTGACAACGACTGGGAGAAGTTCTTCTACCTGGCCCTTGGCCTCGGCGGCGCTGTCCACACCAGGCACGTGGTCTCCAGGTTCGGGAAGGGAGAGGACATTAAAGCTAGCGTCCTGGCCGCAAAGCACGTGAACCGCACTGGCGGCACCCTGAACAAGCAGATGTATGGCATCACGACGCGGCAGAGCCAGATTGAGCGGAGCATCTTCTTCCGCTCCCCGGCCCTTACCAGGAATGCCATCATTCTTGCCACGAGGGCTCTCACGGACTTTGGCCCTGAAGGAGCGATGGCAAGGTACTACCTCCTCAAGACGGCCCTTCTCCTCGGGACAGGCCTCGCTGCGCTGCAGTGGGCCGTGACCGGCAGGGCCCCAAGCCTTGACCCGACTGACAACGAGAGCATCTACAACCCCTTGAGCCGGAACTTCATGAAAGCCGACCTTGGGGAGTATGGCACCTACTCTCCGTCCAACCCACTGATTTCCCTCGTCAGGGCTGTCCTCAAGACCAACCCGCCCGATGGCCAGCGGACCTGGAGGTATGAGGACTGGATTCCCATGGTTGGCCTGGCTGAGTGGTATCGGGCCCGCGAGTCCGACCTCATGGGCGGTGGCGTCGGAGCGATGGTCTACGAGGCTGGCACCATCGCTCAGAGGAAATTCGGTGGGCCTTCCGGGATGAACACCGGCGAGGACTATAGGCCGTTCAAGGACAATGTCCTGCATGTCCCTGTTCCCCTTGTGCTCCAGCAGGGATATGAGGCCGGGCTTCCCCAGAGGACCGCGCTTGGCGCTAGGGCAAAGCCGGTTACTGACTGGCTTGGCCTCAAGGAGAACCCTGCCATCGACAGCACTGGAGAGTCCCTTGCGGTTACTGCTGGCTCCTTCCTTGGTGTGAATGCCAATCCTGAGACCATCGGCGCAGAGTTGGTTCGGAGACGGAATGAGGTCATGAGGCAGCTGTTCCCGTCAGCCACGGACGGCAATGGCGATGGATTCATCGACTACCAGGACCTCAATGAGGAACAGCAGGCGAAGGTCAGGGAGATTCTGACCAGTGAGCCCAAGTGGAAGGACCTCCAGGAGAGGGCCGCCAGGGCCAGAGAGGAGAATGGGCAGCCGAGCCCCATTGACGAGTACATCAAGGCCAAGCAGGCCGCCTACGAGACTTACGTCAAGAAGATTGAGGAAATTGATAAGGCCTATACCTCTGGGAAGATTTCTGCGATGACAGCCAAGAGCATGTACCAGAAAGCCGCCGAGGAGCGCAGGGACAACCTGCGCTGGGCCGAGCAGCTTCTTGGCAATCTGAGCGCCAACAGGAAGGGGACCAAGGAGACGGTCCAGGAGTATCTCAAGCGGAACCAGAAGCCTGAGGACGCCGCTGTTGACCGGTACTTCGACCTCTTCAACCTGGCCACCAGGCCAGACGGGAAGCTTGACTTCGACAAGCTTGAGATTCTCCAGGAGCAGTATCTCCAATCGCTGGACAAAGAGACGAGGGCCTATGTCGAGCGCAGGGTCACCTCTGGTGGGGAGAAGACGGCCAGCGTGTTCCTGAAGGATTACGAGAAGGCCAAGGAGCTTGCCAGGCCGTACTGGGACCTCGCTGATGAGGTCTTCCAGAGATATGCAGGCAGCGGCGTGTTCTTCGGCTTCAAGTCATACACGGAGTTCGAGCTGGCGCTCAGGGATTATGCAGAGGCCTCCGGTGTCTCTCCGCAGGAGATTCTGGACGTCATCTCTGATGACCGGACATATCGAGCCTTCAAGAATGCCCTGAGTGATGCGCGGGCGGCCTATCTCCTTAGGAACCCAGATGCCGCCAAGTACATGAAGGCCTTCTGGGGGATTGAGCCCCCGGAGGACTACAAGGCCAGGCGTCGGCCACGCAGGCAGCCGCGCCGGTTTGCCAGGACTGACCCTGTTGTTTACCAGATTCGTGATGAGATGGTCAACTTCAGGAATATGCAGTATCCTATGCCTGCTACAATGAACGGGTAAAAACCAGCGAAAGGAGGCTTCATGCCGACGAAAGGCGAAACCATCGACGACGAACTCGAACTCCTTGGTGATGCCAACACCGCGGGGGACGATGACGCCGCCGGTGGGTACGATAACTTCTCGGATGAGGCGGAGTTCGTAGACCCCGAGATTGAGTCTGCCGTGAGGAAGCTTCTGGAAAAGCGTGAGCGGGAGCTTGCCGATGCTATCGCTCGCGGGGACACCAAGAACGGAGTCTACAAAGGACTCCAGCGGCACCTCTCGGCCCGAGAGAAAAAGATTGCTTCTCTTGAGGCACAGCTGGCACAAGCCATGGCACAGCTTGAGCAGTATCAGGCCCTTGCAGAAGAGCTTACTGAGGGACTCAACTGGGCCTCGAATACGATGCTCGAAAGCTTGCCTGATGATATCCGGCAGACCGCCATGGCCGACCTCCAGGCCCGCAGGGCAAAGCTGGCCGAAGGAAGGCTGGCCCGGAAGCTTCAGGCGAGCACCTCTGCGCCACCTGTGCAGGCGGGTACTGGCGACGTGCCGGACTACGTCCGCGAGGGCCGCAAGCGGTTCCTTGAGATGAGCCGCAATCTTGCGAAGCGCTTCGGCGTAGACCCGGACGACCCTCGGCTTGATTACGGGGACGATGATGATTCCTTCGTGGTCAGGTACGAGAAGTTCAATCAGTCGCTCCAGGAGCTGCTTGGCGCAGACGACATGGAGCAGAGGGTGGCCAACGTGCGACAGAAGACGCAGCCGGTTCTTACCCGGTCTGGTAGCGGCGGTGGTGCTTCTGTCGGCCCCCGGCGCATGTCCCTTGAGGAGGCGACTCGCCAAGTGCTGCACGAGCTTCGCCGCCGGGATTTCGGACGATAACAGCATTGAGGTGATGCCACATGGCTATTACTCTCCTCGATGTTGCCCGCAATAAGAAGGACGCCTTTGAGGCTGCTGTGGTCGAGACCTGGGCCGACCGCTGCGACATCCTCAAGAAGCTTCCTCTGAAGACCATCGGGACCCTTGAGGTCCATACCCGCCGTCGGGCTTCTGGCACCATGCTCGGCTTCCGCAAGCGTGGCCAGGCTTACGGCGACATCAAGGGCGGCGGCTATGACATCGTGTCCGATGCCGTCTACCCGATGGGTGGCAACATCGACATCGACAAGGCTGACATGCGGGACAAGGCTCCCGCCAGCGACCCCCTGACTGAGCGCATCCGGGACGGCATCGACGCCGCGGCCGCGACCTTCAACTACTACTTCATCAACGGCGACCATGCCATTGATGAGGATACGTTCGAGGGCATCAAGGTCCGGCTTGCCGCCTCGCCTGCTGCCCAGACGGTTTACGGCAACTCGTCCACCGCGGCCCTTGACGTGGCCAACGCGATTGCCACGAACAACATTGCCGTCATGCAGACGTTCCTCGACCGCATCGACGATGCGATTTACGCCTGCGATGGCCACACGGCCGACATCGCCCTCTGCAATGCGGAGTTTATCCGCGCGCTGAAGGCCGTGCTCCGTCGGCTCAACCTTTACAAGGACCCTGACCCGACGCTGCCCTTCAAGACCGCTCGCCAGAGCGAGACTTCGGCCACCTACAACAACAGCCCCATCTTCAACTGGAATGGCGTCGACTTCTACGACATGGGCGTGCAGGTCGACAACGTCTCCAAGGTGATTGGGACTGAGACTGTCGGCGGCGAAGCCACCCAGCCGGTCTACTTCCTGAAGCTCGGCGACCGGTATCTCCACGGCATCCAGCAGTACGCCATGGAGGTCACCAAGCCGACCCTGCTTCCGGACAACGTGACCTACCGGGTGACCATCGACTGGCCCGTCGGTCTTCGCCACGTCCACCCGCGCAGCTTCTCCAAGCTGGCTGGCGTGAAGGTCTAGGAGGTGTGAGATGCGTGAATCTCGCGTGAACATCTGGACGAACCCAACGACCATCAACGCCAACGGCACGACCAACGGCCCGACGATTGACCTCCTGGCCGACTACACTGGTGCCCACCTCTACGGCACCTCTGACTACGGCCTGCCCTTCGAGGTCATCGTCTCCAACCCCACGGCCGGCACCGGGACCCAGACGGTGACGTTCAAGGTCCAGGAGTCTGCCGACGGGACCAACTGGACTGATGTCGGGCTCGTTGGCGACATCACCTTCTCCGGCGGCGTCTTCTCCATCAACGGCGAGCAGAAGCCTGGTCTTGGCCGGGCCAAGCTTGCCGGTCGCCTCCGGACTGCCCGCCGCTATGGTCGGCTCGTCGCTGTCGCCTCCGGCTTCGCCGGTGGTGCCTCGTGCCAGACCCAGGCGTGGGTGGGGGATGGCGCTGCGCCGCGGAATGATGGCCGGGTCTACTAGGCCTTACTGACCACGGGTGGGGCCCAGGCCCGGCCCCACCCTCCCCTGGAGGAATACGATGCCTGTCGCAAACTACCGCCACGACCTGAAGACCGCATCAGGCAAACCGGTGTTCATCATCCGCACGCCTGTCCGGATTACCCGGCGGATGCTCGGGAAGCAGTTCGTGGAGGGAGAATGCACGACCACGAACGAGCAGTTGGCCATGCGATTTGCCGAGGAGTTCGGCTACGAGGTCATCCTGCCGAAGGGTCACAAGGGCTTCAAGTTCGCTGAGGCTCCTGCCGCCGAGCGTGGCCAGGAGTACCAGGAGCAGTCTTCCCTCATCATCGAGGATGACGAGGAGGAGATTGTCTCTGATGAATGACCTGAAGGTCACCATCGATGCCGACCTTGTCGTGAAGGCCTTCGCGGCAATGGTTGAGCTTGTCTATGTTAATATGGAGATGACCAAAAAGCATGACCAGATTCTGCGGGTGCTGAACGAGGTCGAGCAAGTGGTCGACAGCGAAGAGGAATCTGAAGACGGCGAGATGCCGTAAAGGAGGCAACACCAATGGCAAGCTCTGGCCCCATCCCTGGCACGTTCTTCAAGAAGGCGAACTCCTTCGATGGCCCGATTGCCCAGCTGACTGACAACTCAGGCGGCACAGCAAGCGACACCATCGCTGCCATCGGGTCCACCTACAACCAGAACGAAGTTCGCAATGCTGTGGCCAGCCTTGCGGCCAAGGTCAACTACATCCTTGGTGTTCTCAAGGAGAAGGGCCTGGTCAAGTGACTGAGGAATCCTCGGAGATTTCGCTGGCCCTGATGGAGGACCTGGCCACTGCCATCAAGAATGTGGCAGGCCAGCTCCTCCCTGGCATGAAGCTCGACGTCAGGGTCGTTACTTCACCGAGGATTGGGCTCAGTGTCTCTGTGGCTGGAACTGAGGATTACCACAGGTATCCATATTTCCACAGGGCAGAATTCGTAGGGAGGCCGACAGCCTATCTCAGGAGAAAACTTGGACTTCCGGAGGTGCGCGAATGAGCGCGATGAGTGACTACCTGGAGACCCAGCTCCGCAACCACATCTTCAGAACCAGCTCGTTCTCCAAGCCGACGACGCTGGCCATTGCCCTCTGCACTGTGTCTACGACCGATGCGGACACTGGTGCCACCACCGGCGAGGTCAGCAACGCCAATGCCTATGCACGGCAGGCCCTGGCCCCGTCTGATAGCAACTGGACCAACGTGGACAGCACCGGCGGTGTTGTCCGCAATGCGGTGGACATCAACTTCCCGACGGCAACAGGCAGCTGGGGGACCATTACAAACGTGCGCCTCTGCGACAGCACCACCTATGGCAGCGGCAACTGCCTCTTCCATGGGGCCCTGACCCAGAGCCGCTCTGTGGCATCCGGTGACGTCCTTCGCTTCCCGGCCAACAACTTCTCTGTGACCTTTGCGTGAGGTGAGACATGGCTACTGTTGAGGACCTCCTGACCAAGTACGGATACGTAGAGGGCAAGGATGGCATCTATCGCCGGGGGGCAACGACCCATGCCTGGCGCAAGGTTGATGGCGGCTGGGAGCGCCTCGACCCCCCGACCGGCTTCCTGACCTTCTCCCTTGAGGGCGGCTCTGAGCCTCGCATCTGGGGGAAATTCGACCCAGAGACCGGGTGGTACCTTGTGCCTTATCGGCTTACCGACGAGTTCTCCATGGCTTCTGGGCTTCATCCCGCACAGCACCCTGGCTGCTTCATCTGGGTCTGGCCAGACGAGGTCGTGGCTGGAATCTACGAGCTTGCACTGAAGGATAGCAACCAGGAGGCCTGAGATGGCTGAGTACGTTGCCGAGGTTGTGGCCATCGAGCGCTACAACCTGAGTGGCGTCCATGTCCGCTATGCCATCAAGAACAAGGCCACCGGAGAGGTTGTGGCCTACGATGCCCTTGGCTTCGACTTCTTTGGCCAGGGAGACCAGGAGGACATGGATACTGCCAGGAGAATCATCGACAACCATCTCCAGGGCCACATCAAGAGGATTGAGGCTGCGGACAGGCTTGTGGCCCAGCTGGCGACTGAGTACGTCGGAGCAGTGGCAGACAGTGCTGCAGTCAGCAAGCAGGCTGCACCTGGCAACAAGGCGGTTTAATATGCCTACTTATGTGCCATCATCTGCTCTCAACTGGGTGTGTAGTTATTCTTACCATAACAATAGTAATGCACTGTCAAAACTCGCAAACAATGATGGAGACAGAATCAGTCACAATCAGGGAATATTATGCGCTGGGACTCTTGTTTTTAACGTATCCACCGGCAACTCGATGTGTGTCAGGGTTGAGGACTCAAATGGGGTGAGTTGCTACATTATGATAAATGGTGGTGGTTTATATGACTTTACTGTTGGCACGTTTGGTGAGACGCCCAGTCAGGCGTTCTCTGCAAATCCAAATGTTCAGGTAGGCAAATCTACAACAACTGGCATTATAAACTTAGACCTTGTTAACCTAATTGTCAATGGGCCAGTTGATGCCCAAACAGACCTCCCATCCAGCGCCACACTTTTCGCGGACTCTCGTGGCTCAATGAGTGGAGCACTTTCGGCCAATGCTAATGCATCGCTTTCTCCGGCAGCAGCCGCCGTCCGCGACATCCAGCTTGATGCCAATACACCCGCAGCCATGGGCGCAGGGCCCTCACTTCTGATGGCACTTGATTTCTCCGAGGCATCAGTCTCATACCTCTCTGCAGATGCATTCTTCCT